TGCTTGAATCACGTTCTGGCAGGGTTCTGTGATGTTCCAGTAGTTCTGCCTATGGACTCAATCGCCGCAACATATACTCGCCTACATGTACGTGGTGAAATGATAATCCCAAATCGTTTTGCCGACGATGCACACACAGCGAGGTCAATCGCGGTAGGTTTGTTCAAGCGCGATGATTTGACGGGTATAGATACGTATGAACCAAAGTTCTTCGCATACGACGTATTACTCGATGAGGATTATATTGACCGTTTGGAAATTTTGGAAGAACTCGGTTTCGCGACAGTCCCACATCAATTACTCAAAGTAAACGATGACTCCTTGAGTGCCGATATGTTCTCACTTCCCGACTATGACGCCGATGGGATCGTGATACGTATCAACGACAGAAAGATATTTAGTTCAAAAGGGGAAACAGGACATCACCCAAAAGGTTCAATCGCGCTGAAATTCAAGACAGATATTGCCGAGGCGACTGTTACACAAATCGAATGGTCAGTCGGGGCGAAAACAGGTAAGATGACTCCTATCGTATGGATTGAACCGGTCATACTTAGTGGCTGCCAAATCCAGAAATTGAACGGCGGGAATATCGCCAAATCGTTATCAGTAGGTGACAGGATCAGAATCACAAGGAAGGGTGGTGTGATTCCTGTAATACTAGAGAAAGTGTAGGAGTCAAATATGGAAACGCAAGAAAAGCAATCGATGGAAGATCGAGGGCATTGCCCAATCAGCGGATCGAAGATCGCTCGCTTTTTTGCGTGTCCGACATCATTCTGGCCAACTCCAGATGATATTGAGGATACGCAATCAAGGGCTGCGGCAGAAGGTGAGCGCGCACACGGCTTCGCGGAGCGGGCTGTTTGGGGCGGAGAAGACGCAATCCCAGACTGTAAAAATCAGCTTATGAGATGGGGTGCGGTGACATACTCTTCGTTTATCCAAACATGGAGCCCGGATATTAAAGGACTCTCGACGGAAGAGTTTGTTCGCATGGGAGGTAATTTCGGCCTCGATCTGAGCCACATTGGCGGATATTACGACGCGTTCTATCAAGATGCCGAATCGATACATGTCTTTGACTACAAGTTCGGAATGCACGTTGTCGAACCAGATACGCCACAACTCACATTCTATATCTTAGCCAAAGCACTCGATGAGATATGGGGATCGGGTGAATTGCCAGTTTGGAAAGATGAAATAATCGCCGCTGTATGCAAGTGGGTAGGTGACAGAATCATGCGACAAAGTATCATCCAGCCAAAACGAAAAGACGGAGCAATCCACACGTATGTCCTACCACTCGAAGAGTTATGCCATTTCATTGAACGATTCTGCGACTCTGTGCAAATCTACGTGGATGCGGGGAAGTTTGAACCGACGATAAACCAGCCGAATGAATGTTGCCGATATTGTAACAAGAGGAATATCTGTAAATCTTATCAATGTGAACAACAGGAGAATCGAGAATGTCATTTAACTTTCCAGAAGAAATAAACAACTTGGACTGCTCACTCCGGCAAAAGGTTGTGGCGACGTTTCTATATGATGAAGGTATCGAACTCGACCTGACGAAGACAACTCGTGATGTGCATTCAATCCTCTTCAAGGCGGCAGGGTCGGATCATTACAGCGCACATATCTATCCGAACGGATATGTGTACATCTTTTCAGATCATACAGCTCCGTTTGAATCAAATCAAACATCATTCTCGAAAACACTCAAGATGATATATCCAGATAATTGGAGGTTTGTGAAACAACAGATCGATAAAATCGAACCTGAATATGCGCAAGAGGGGAAGCCTAAGGATAAAAAGGACGTTATAACTCGATATCGAATCACGGTGACTGAGGAATCATATCCACCACCTGAATGTGTGGCGATCGTAAGTGCCTTTATGACATGCAAAAGCGACACCCCGAAACTCATGGAATGGGACGACTTTGTAGGCTGGATAAAGAATCCTCCGAGAGCGTGGTTGCGTGTTAAAGAATCGAAAGACTTTGACACGGTAAAGAAGCAAGATACACCGGCAATCGTACACTACGAGAATGAAGAGATTACAATCGGTTGGTTGGATATTGATGGCAAGCAACATATCAACACCGACTTGGAGCAACTCATAGAACGAATCAAAACCGATAAACGAGTTATGTGCGTTTTCAAAACAATATCTGGAAACGGATATGCCGTCGGTGTCGGTATCAAATACTCCGACAAGACAATGTATGAACGCATAATGCACCGAATCATAAGGGACTTTGAAAAGGACTACGATGGTTTGGTAATCGACAGGACATGCGCCAGATATACTCAAAAAAGAGGATTTTCTTATGATCCAGATATTTTCGTTAAGGAGAGTGCCAAGTACTATGAAGGGAAAGTAATCATGGCAAAGTGTGTGCAGAAGACAGAGAAAAGCGCGTCGCAATCGGCCATTGATACGAACTCTCAAATCGGGGCAATGCTAAACAATATCAAGAAGCAGGCGGCTGTCGTTGACGAAACCGTCGCAAACAATATGTTGGACTTCTTGGATGCTTTATGCGCACGTCTGCAAATCGACATTAAGGAAGACAAGTGGACAGGCAGGAAAATCTATAAGATGGGCGGGCAAATCTATAAGGATGATACCGCTCTATATCTACGCATAATGGCGGAACTTAAAAGCACCGAAGGTGCAATCTACAACCTACATAAAACGGAAATATGCGACTTCTTACAAACGCGAACCGATATTGTAGATAAGGTGATGGAACCAGTACTCGGAGGCAAATGGGACGGCGTGGATAGGTGGCCACAGCTTCAATCGGCACTACACTTGGACGACTGGGATTTACATTTCTTTCAACTCTGGTTCAGGCAAGGTGTGGCACTCTTGCACAACGACGGCGGTGCGAACGACGTTCAACGAAACTTCATGCTAATCTTGTATAGCAGGGAGCAGCATATCGGTAAAACGGAACTGGTTAAGAAAATCAGTTGCGGCACAGGGTCATTCACTCAAAAGAGCCTGAACACCAACAGCAAAGACTCAATGATGGAGATATATTCCAACTGGATATACGAATATGGGGAACTCGGCAGTCAGTTCCGAAAAGCGGATATCAATACCCTAAAATCATTCATCACCGACTCATCTGTTGTATATCGGCGACCTTATGATAGAGAACCGACCCAATATCCAGTACGGACAAGTATAATCGGAACGACGAATGAAGAAGATTTATTCATCGACCCAAGCGGTAATCGCCGATATTTGATCATAAATTGCAGATGGGGTAGAGCCGATTGGCCTGAAATCAACAAGATAGACTTCATCCAACTCTGGCGTCAGGCGCGTATGGAATGGTTGAACAAAATGCCAATCACACTCTCTATCGAAGATCAGCAATATAACGAATCCCGATGCTTCAACAAGCGCGTTATCACGACAGAGATGTATGCAATCTTGGATGTGTTCTCGATGGTGCAGAAATCGGGATACAAAGGTGTATATCGGATTGAAGAAGGTGCGGGAATCGTCATAGTGAATATGTTAGGTCTTTTGAAGCAACTCAAGGACTCATGGCGCGACGTGAAGCAATATAACATAACTCGCGAAATGGAAGCGATGGGATTCAAACGAGATCGAAATCGACTCGGGGACGGATTCACATTGCCACTCGAAAAGTTTGAGCAACTGCTGGACATACGTGCGAAACGTGGATAAACAAGTGGTATAAAGGCGCGTTCAATACGCGCCTTTATCGAGCAAAACAAGCGTCAAACAAGCGTCAAACAAGCGTCAAACAAGCGTCAAACAAGCGTCAAACAAGCGTCAAACAAGCGTCAAACAAGCGTACTGTAAGGCTTTCAGCGATATACAATATAAACTAAAAAAGAATTGACAAACACCTTAACATATGCTTTAATGTCTATCGTTCAAGCGTGTGGTTTGAACAACGGTCAATTCAGACCAATTTGCCATATTTCAATCGGAGGTTATTATGGCTACAATCGTTGATGTCCTTTCTTCTGTTATCACTTCAATCAACAATGTTGCACAGCTCGTTAAAGACAGTATGACAATCGTCGATACTCACAACAAGGCGTTGATCGCGATATTGGAAGATAGGTTCAAATCTATTGAAGAGCGCGACAAGAAACTCGCGGCGGGTATGCAAAAGATGTACGAAACAATCCTCGAAATGCAAGAGCAAATCGAGAACAATTCATCATCCGACACCCCAACCATTTCAGCAGAAGATATGGATAAACTCATGGGAATGTTGAAGACAGAAAAATCCAAGAAGGTTGAAAAGGTTGAAACACCGACTCAGAAAAAAGAGAAGTCCGAACCGAAACCAGAACCGAAACCAGAACCGAAACCAGAACCGAAACCAGAACAGAAACCAGAACCTGAAGAAGTCGATGAAGAAATCGAGGAAGAGGAGGCCGAAGATGCTGCTGACAATGAATCCAGTCCAAATGAGATCAAGAGCATTTTCCAATCGAAATCAACAGGCCGTCAGCGTATCATTTGTATGAATTATCTCAAAGAGGCAGGTCGCAAATCTGAATGCCGTATGCCAGACAAATTGACGTGGGACTATTGCTCCGGAATCAAGAAGGATGAAGATGATTCAAAACCGGCAATGGAACAATGGCTTGCGTTTGTTGTTGAATACGACAAACAGAACGGTTAATCTCAAAGGGCTGCAATATCGCAGCCATTAAATCGTTTTGGAGGTACTTATGGGAATCAAAGCGAAACAGCTCAAGCAGTTACTTTCCCGACTCGCAGACGAAACGGAGATCACAGGTATCGAACTCACGTTCGTTGATAACCCTGCTTCTCCGACAACGAGACAAACGGAAACTCTCAGCTTTGAGAAAGATGCGATGGCACTCGAAGACATTTCTATTAAGGCAGAATCCTCGGCATCCGTGGCGACACTCTCAGGTCGCCCGCCTTGCCATTGCCCGCCTTATCCGCCTTGTCCGCCGAGACCATATTACATCTACTAATCAGACAAGCCCCAATCACGGGGCTTGTTTCATATAAGGAGCAAACCAATGTGTGAAAACAATCTATCATGGCAGTCAAAGCGGATGATAACACTCGTATATCACCGCGCGAATCGCATCAATCCTGCGTTCGGGGATAAATTCTTCCACATGTTGATGAATGGATGTGAATCGTGGCAATGGCAGCTATATCTGTCAAATGAATTTCTGGGACTCATCCGATACGATGAGAATCTTCGCAACCTTACTATACGTGCAATCGAGACATTAAAGGAGTTCAAATAATGAAAGAAATCGACCAGACAATTATTCGTTTCATGCAATTATACAAAGACGCAATCCATATACACCTGTTTGTGGATTCCGACGGGAATTATATTGTGGATGTGCCAAATCAGGCGAGGATATCCGAAATGGAAAATCCATGCGAGGCAAGTATAATTAAAGGGTATTCAGTCGGTGTGGTAAGTCCGAACGCGCCAATCGGTAAATGTCATATCGAGAAGAATAAGATACTCGATAGTGAAGATAACATGATTTGCAAAATCAAAGTGTGTAAGGATATTGGACTCGTGGGTTACAAATTAGATAAGCCTGTCAAAGGGGCGTATTCATACGGTATGCTGACTCAAATATCAGCGCACGCAAACCTGTTTAATAATCCTGACGCTTATATCACAATGGAATCGAACTGGTGTGATGTGAGAGTTATCAATCAAATAAGATGCGGTGATATGTTTGTGATGTGGATGAATGCTCCGCTTGTAGAAATGGAAGTGAAATCTTTTGGCACGCTTACAATCAATCGAAAGAAGCAATATAGCGTTTTCGGTTTCTGTATTGGAGCAACTACTATAATCGAATATCCGCATGTTATCGGGGAAATCAGTACCATACCGATGACACGACAACCTGTGTTTCGTATTATAAAACCAAGACTCGTGCAATGCGCAGTTGATATAATCAGAAATGACAAATCAATACTGCCACTGGCTATGGATATATTGTCCACAGAATCACAACTATCCATAAAGTGTGATGAAGTTCACACACTTGTTCTGAAGGAGGTCTAATCATGGAACAAAAACTTTTTCACGTACTCTCGATTTGCAATATCGTCACTTTATTGAAACCGAACCTATCACAATGTGATGGTGAGACAACTCGAACAATGTCCAAGATGAACGGATACAGAAAACGAATCATAACAGATACGCTGTCGGTATATCTTCATCCGAATCACATATTGTTCGACGAGGGAACCATGTCATTCATCAAGTCAATCGGTGAGCTAAGCGAGGGATATGAGGAAGTGTTGAGTCAGTTTGAGAAGGAACGCGGCGACGCTTACAATCAAAGTGAACTCCTTTGTGCGTTAATGAAGCACGCAAGAGCTTTATATTCAATCCTGTATTTGCAATAAGGAGGTCGATCATGGGTTCTGCATATATGACAATCATTGAAGCGGTAATCAAACAGCTAGAAAACGGTATAATTCCGTGGAAAGCAGCATACAACCATATCGCCAAATCGCATAGTACGGGGAAGGCGTATTCACTATTAAACCAACTGTTACTCGAACGCCCGGGGGAATACTGGACATTTAATCAAGTTCAGAATGCAAACCTTAGAATCCGAAAGGGTGCTAAAGCTAGACGATGCGTATTTTGGAAGATACTCAAAGTCGATAAAACCGACGAGCAATCGAAGGATATACCATATCTTCGTGCGTATAACGTATTCCACGAATCGGATATAGAAGGTTTGTCTCTACACGAACCAGACGAAATCGACGCCGACTATGATAAAGCGGACAATATCGTTGCCACATATTTGATGATGAATCCTGAATTGGAACTCGTCGAAAAGACAAGAATCACATTCCCGCCTTCGTATAGTCCGAAATATGATAGAGTGTGCATACATAATCTATCCGACTTCAAGAGCAAGAGCGAGTACTACTCGACGCTGTTCCATGAGCTTGTTCATTCAACAGGACATAAGAATCGACTGGATCGCATTGTCGATCTTGAAGATCGAACACCAGACGACTACTCGAAAGAGGAATTGGTTGCCGAAATCGGAGCGTCTATGTTGTGTTCGATGTGTAATATCCAGACCACAATCGAAGGTGAAGTGTCGTATTGTGCGAATTGGGCAAACCGCCTCAAAGATAATCAGAAATGGTTATTGTGGGCGGGGCGACGTGCCGAAGAAGCAATCGAATATATGAGTATAGGACTCGAAGAGGAGGTGTGATATGCAAGTGGGAGATTTCAATAAATACGAAGTCCAGATCAATCGTATATTTGACGGAGAGAAACGCAAGATGTGTGAATGTATTTGCCCGGAATGTGGTGCGAAATTCATACGGAATCTATTTATGTTCTCGACGGTGAAATCCTGCGATAAATGCGCATACAAGAGGCGTTTTAATCGGGTTCCGACGAGAACTCACGCGAAGAAAGAGAAAGACCTCACAACGGATGAATTGAGAGAGATTCTAAATCCTGCGGCAATATGGGAACGTATGATAAAACGCAATCGCGCCGAGCGTACTGAGGAACTCGACGAGATCGCTTTTGGAAGGAAGGAGTCGTTATGAAATATACATGTTACACGAAAGAATTGCAATCTTTTTTCAAGAAATTTGATATAAAAAAGTTGCAATATATAGCACTCGAAGCGCGCGACAACCGATTGCATTTCCACGCAATGGGAGATAAAAATCGCAATTATGAAGTATATGGAGAGGATAGCACACCAAATATAATCGAAGAAGGGTGGTGCCCACTCGGTGCAAATCCGCCAATATTCAAAATCATAGCAGGGCTCAAAGGAAATGATCTCGTTACATGGGAGACGTTTCCGAATCGCGGCAAGTATACTATCTCTATCGGAACTCGCAAATGGAATTTGGTCATGTATGACGTCGAAGATATATACTCGTTTCCGTCAGAACTAAAATTTGTCGGAATAATCCCAAACGGATCAGTCCTAGACACTCCGACAAAATCGACATACACGAATATGCCAATCATTATCAAACCTCGGCTTGGATACACACAAACATTCATAATAGAATCGTATATGTGCAAGATGGTGAGATATGGGGTTGACACGAGCATTGAAGACGCTCCAGTATATTTACCAACTCAAGAGATTGAGATTCAGAAAGAATGGAAATCCGCACCTGTGAGCGTATATAAGGGGACTCCTTTCAAGTTCTTGGATGTGAGAGATGAGCCTGACACAATCGTATTATGTGGTTGCGATGGGGTATATCATAAATATGCGCAACTCAAAAACCCAGCGGTAACAAATATAGCATCACTTATAAAGATGTTCGATCTCGATGAACTCGATAAAGCGACGGTGAAGAAGAAAGATTTAATCCGTGTATTGAATACGGCCAAATTATACGCAAAGAAAAAGAATGTTGCCAATCTGTGGATCGACACAGAACTCGAAGAAGTGGCGGTAAGTGTAGAATGGTTAGAGGATCGCGCACTCGACTATGATGGTGCGTCGGCCAAGATAGATGAACTCGGTTGGATGAAGAAAACTCGAGTCGTGGTCGATAATATGTTGGGAATCGTAAAGTCATTCCGTGACTTCGACGAAATACGGGTAGAAATAGGTGAAGATTCTATATTCATATCGACGATAAATCAGGATGTGAGGGTGATACTCGCACCAAGTAACATATAAATGAAGGCGCGTTCAATACGCGCCTTTTTTTTTTTGACTTAAGGCGGTCAAAAGGCGGTCAAAAGGCGGTCAAAAGGCGGTCAAAAGGCGGTCAAAAAAAAGTGTAGAATGTAGACAATAAATTGTTGACAAACGGCTTGCGATGTGTTTTACTACCATTGGCAAAGCGTGTTTGTTTTGCCAATGCCAATTAAGGCAACTACAATAATCGGAGGTATTACGATGAAAGCTCTACTCGGATGGATATTGAAAGGTATCCTGTTTGCAATCGCTATGTACAACTTGTGTTTCGTCATGTGTTTATTATAAGGAGAATCAGACATGTACGACAAATTCAATCCTGTAAACTTTGGGCGCGTCGGAATTGATTATGCGAAATTGTTAAAACCGGCACTGGACGACAATCGGCTCGATGTCTTCTGTTCGCATTGCATCAATCTTCATATCACAGGAATGGCATATATATTGGCCGATACTCTGTGTGAGGAAGATTTGTTGAATAATATGGAAGCCTTGAAGGTGTTACATAACATTCAAATTAACACACTCCCGATGCAGCATTGTATGCAGCTAATCAACAAAGACGCCGTTGTCGGTATCGTACTCGAAAGCACATATACCAACGCAACAGTTGATAACTGGATCAAGTCAATCGTGGCGGATTTGATGTTCTTCGCCGCCTGGACAATCTGGGAAGGTGGTGACGGCAAAACCGTGAGAAAATATATCGCGTCGAAAACTCAAAAAAATATCATACAGCTTAAAGGGAAAATCGGAGTGAACGGGATATTGACACGATATGAGAGGGCGATATACGCGTTCAACACTCTGCGTGAAAAGTTATTCGTTCCGAAATATCGGGAATTAAAGGAAGCCATGAATCGAGCCACGTATGTGGAAAAGACAGAATCATTCAACACAATTCAATGGAAGCGATAAGGAGCTTAATCATGTATTGGTCAGTAGAAATAGAAGAAATGGATGAACGTTGGACAAACACACAGCACGCGCGTGCAATAACCGCACTCCGACAGGCCAGAAATGCTGTGGCAGATGGGACAACTCGTGGTGTGTGGATCAATCAATTCTCGGACAACGAAGGGTTTATGTGTGCTATATGTATGAAAGAGGATATGAGTACTTATGCAGATGAATGGAAACTTAAAACGTATAACTCGTTAGCGTTTTATAAGAATCCTGTTGATATGTTGGATGATGCAATAATCAAAATGCAAAATGGTAACTCGATAAATATCGGTCAATGTAGCACAGGCGAAATAATCGTAATGGACTGGGAGGTATAATCATGTTTAGCGTTAAATATCGGATAGTTCGTTATCAAGGTGACATATCAATCGAGCGTGGTATGGAAGAACCAGAAATCAAAGGTAAAGCAATGGCGATTGGCAATGGCGAGGATATAGGAGAATATGACAATCAAGAAGACGCAATGAAAGATATGCGGAAGTTGCAAAACTCACTGTCATATTTTACATCGAACTCGACACGCTATGCAAACGCCATCGTGTATTGGCTTGTGAAGGAAACAATCTTGATAGATGACGAAGACTGTTTCGGTGATAAAGAAATAGAATTTATAGACTTGGCAAAATGGGAGGGATAATCATGAGCAATTCAGTGGCTTACTTCTACAATAAACTTAACCGCGCTTTGATAAGACAAAAGCAACTCGAAAAGGTGTATGAAGCCGCCAGGGAATGCGAGGGACTCGATAGATTCTATATTGATGAAATGATTAAATCAAGGTTCGATACAGTGGTGGATGTGCAGCTACTCGATGATATTGCGACGCATATCAATCGAAATAGAATATCACGAGAAAAACTCGATTGGCCGGATATACAAGTTCATTATATCAAATATATAGATGAAATGAACAGATGCGTGAAAACACTCGGTGAATCGTCTCCGGTATTGAAATACGAAAGAGATGCAATCGATGATATGCACCGACTCGACGTAGGTGAAGCGTTCGTGATAACCTCGAAATGGGGTAGATATTACACAATCTTTAGCGACAAAGGCTCGCTATCGTATTTCTGTATATACGGCACAGAAGATAAATCGTGGGGTATGTCAAATGATTATCGGAGAGCGGAAGATGCACTCAATTACATAAAGCAAAACGGTGCCGATCACGGTCGGTTTTACAAAGTAATCGACGGGAAAGGTAATTTGTATGCAATGGGCAAAACAGGGAGGGTCTAATCATGACGAATTCTGAAAATTTGTGCAAGCAAATCGCCAATGTTTTGAAAGAAATCGACAAGTCAAAATGGTCGAAAGAGGTTCAGCACATGGTGTTGGAACTCAAAACACTACTGTGGACAGCAACCGACGTATGTTGGGATATTGCTGCAATCGAGAACAAGAACGCAGAGTATTGCGGATATTGCTCACATAGAATCGGTAAGACGAAATATCGGAGCGAAATCACAGGCGGTATATATTGTTCACAGGAATGTTTACAATCGGTAGAATTGAATGACCAAATAATCAATGAGGTTTGAAATGAGATGTGATGGCTATGACTTAAAACAACTGACCGATGAATCCAAAGACGTGTGGGATTACATAAATAATAATTCAAGACCAATCGAAAAATACACACTCGATGTTAGACACTGTATTGAGATTAGACCGGATTACATGTTTGATGTGTTAAAGAAGGCAATCGACGATGGTATAATAAGTACGAAGACTCGACGTTGGCGTGATCTATATGTATTTAGAAATTTCTTCCCGATATATCTATGCGAAGTATGGTTAGTTAGAATACTGTATAGAATGGATATCCCAATCTATTATAGTTGTGGAAAAGGAATAGATAATAGTGATTGGTACAGGTTCTATGCGAAAATCACGTACAGAAGTGGTTGGAATCATCGAGAAGAACTTTACATGTTCATCTCCGACGAAATCGATAAATATATAAAAAGAAACCAAAACAATCGAGGAGGTGTGAAATGACAAGGTTTAACGAACATTATATTAAACTTGAAGGGTCAATCATGGCTTTAAATAATGTGTTAACTCATTTACGTTCGGCACAGCAAGCAATCGAGGGATACACGTTATGGAGAGCTCATACAGATTCACTATATCTCGAACCGATGAGGCATCAAAGGTTTGAAATCCAGAAAATAATAACAGAAATCGATGCAATGTTGACTGATTTAGAGGATCGCAGAGACGCAGATTACGAAATCCATGAACTAAGAAACAGGAAGGTGTGAAATGAAAAAGGACTTATACAGAATTAAGACGTCAGGTAAAGATCAAGAAACAGGTGAGAAGAAATCGATACACATATATTTCGACTCGTTAACCGACGCGAAGGAATATGCCAGGACTCACAACATAGAACAGATTACTCAATTCTTAGCGGATATGGAATGTGTGGAAACATATGAATTTGAAGCGAAGAAAATCGAGAGAAAGGTGATTGAATTGACATTGGATTGGTATCCGAGAGGTGTGAAATGAAGAAATTAGCCGAATACAAATCGCCGACAACGTTGTTCAATCAGTTCACACGTGAGGAAATATGGGTAAACGAATCTGACAATACGATGTATTATATCGGAATCGAGAGTAGACGGGTATGCCCCCTCTACTCGCGCACTGGTACGGATGAGTACGAAGAAACAACTACGACAATCGCAAAGGTCGTAGGTGAGAATATCGAACCCGTGGAAGTAAGTACAATCAAGTTCGTCGCAAGACGCATCAAAGAGAGGTGTAATCATGCAAACCGAACTACTGTATGAACTTTATGAATCCTGCTTACAGGCAATTAAAGATACGAATCGAGCTTTGGCACTTTCAGAAGATTTCCACAACCGCGCACGACAATACGCCGAAAGACTCGATATGCTGCTCACTGACTCCGTTCGTGAGCAACTTGCCGACGATATTACAGCGCGTATGGACACTTTAATCAAAGGAGTAGTGAAATGAAGAAACCAATCGTGTGGAATAAAGAGAACATTATCACAAACGGGATATGGATAATCATTGGTGAAGTACCTAATCCAAAAATGTTCACTGTAGATAATAGTGTGAAAGTGCCGAAATCGATGGATAGTACACACAGACTTGTTGAATATGAGGGACGTAATATCAAAACATGGGAGGATATAACGCTCGATGAAATCGGTGAAAAATCCGTGTACGACGAAGAACTCGATGTGGTCGCGTTTAGTAATCACGGAGGTGTGTTCGATATGGAACATATCGAGGACTGCTTCAATGTAGCAGGAATCAAACCAGATGATACTGTGAAAATAGGTGTGAACGTAAGCAAGGTTATGTTAATCGTAAAATATAAGAAATTATTACTTGCAATAATGGGTATGGACGTGTAGAATAATCTAAGCAAACATCTCCTGTTCAGAAGAAAAAGGCGGTAAACCGAAAGGGTTGCCGCCTTTTTTTTAATCGTTCACCTTCTTAATGCGGTCACTCGTGGTGAGATCAAGGCCGCCGCCGACAAAGAACTCGTCGTACCGACGATATATTGCTCTCAGTAAATCTTCCGACCACGAATCATCCCCGCGCCTTCCACGGTGCAGTAATCTTTGCCGACCGACCTCGTATTCAATCGGCAAATATCGGTGCAAGTAGATCATGTGGCGTTTGCACAGTGCGTTACACTCCTTGATCATATATGGAATCAATGGTGCGCACGCTTCGACTCCAACATCGACGAGTGCTTTGGTGAACGGAATACAACCAAACGGGGAATAATCGACATACCATGTGCCAGTCGGAGCATCGTCAAAACTCGCTCGGAAGCTGTCGAAGACGTTTAATTGGTGCTGATAGTACGCCAATAAATCGGGAGCTTGCCCTTTGTCGAGAGGTGGGTGCTCAAGAATCACATGGCCGCCATATACCGCCTGAATCGAGCGCGTGAATGTAGTCTTGCCCGCACATGTAGCACCTTCAATGACGTAAAATATCGACATATCACACTCCCTGATAATGAGGATATTCTGCAGAGAGCGCAGACAGCTCTATGCGACGTGTCTCAATCGCCTGTTTTGCATCGGCAAGTACTCCGGCAGAATCCTGTTCGGCGTCGATGATCACTACCTTGCACTTGCGCTGCAACTCCGAAAACACCTTGTCATACGCCATTTCCAAGTGTTCCAGATATGACCTCTGAATCCCTGTCTCACAACCGCGTGCGCGGGAGTTGATACGGTTCATGGTGGTATCCATCGAGCAGTTAAGTCGTAGAATCAAATCCGGAAACAGTAAATATCGCTGATGAATCATGTGCATCTTCCGATACGCGTTGAACTCCGCTTCCGTCATATATCCGTCCTGGAATTGAACGAGCGCGAACGCATAATCCCCATAGAACGAACGATCGACGCATACGTCACAGCCTCTTGCACTCACCGACTGCGCATACTGAAACGCGTTGAATCGTTCCGTGAGCAAATTGACCTGCATGGCAAACGCCCAACGTTTCGGGTCTTGATAATATAAGGATAGGAACGGATTGGAATCGACGGGTTCATACAATCGTTCCATATCCAAATTCTCTGTCAATGTAGTTTTGCCTTGACCAATTAAACCTTCCACACAAACTAACATGTTTTGACTCCTACACTTCGACTTCCGTAAACCCCGTCCCATAATCGAACGAGTAAAATACACGCCCTTCAGGTTTCAAGACCATCAGGAACGTGTCAATCGTATATACTTCAAATCGCCTGTAAAAGTCTATGATGCGATGAAGGGAATTGCGCCAGTGCCATGTGGTTCGACTCGAAACAAAGATATTCACACCGTTTGGGAGCTTCACAGGCCACGCGCCACTCTTCGTATATGGGCACTTCTTGTTTTCGCGCCAACCAAGAGAATCATATATCTTTTCCCACGGTTCAATATCGGTCAGCTTATCCCAGAATCTGCCGTCGCCGCCTTCGATATTCGGCGGCAACTCCGTACCGCAATGCGGGCAGATCGTTACTCGCGGGGATACTAAACGCTCACATTTAATACAGCGTTTCATAGGGGCAACGCCTAACGGTTTGTCCTCCGACTCCGCCTTGTCCATAGCGCGCATTTGAGCAATCAACGCATCCTCATCGAGTCCGAATCGCAAAACGTTGTCCGACAAATCGACGACCAGACCGCCACGTCGCAGACGGCCTAATATCTGTACATACGTTTGTGGGTTAATCCGTCCGATGCGACGATGCAAAATAATCGCTTCAATGTCTGGATCGTCCCAACCAGTAGTCAGCGTGGCGATACACGCTAACCGATATTCCCCCTCTTTGAAATGTCTATCGGCGGCAGGAGTCTCGGCGAGAATCAGACGTCCCATGTCTTTGTTCCAATCGTTTCGGAACGATATATAGGTCACTGTGTGCAATCCTTCGGTAGCAGATATTGCTGCTTTTAGGGACTTTACGACCAGCGCCGACAGGCGGTCACCAATCCAACTATCCTCGCGCAGTGTGTGATACGCAATCGTGTAAAGTGTCGGGTAATCACAATGCCTAGGAGTGGCCGTGAAGCCAATCCAACGTTCGTTTGCTGCAAACAGCCACTCGTTCCAGTCGTTGTGAAAATGGTGAACCTCGTCGATGATAATGATATCTGCATCGCGTAATTGGACACTCGGCGCAACAATATCGGCGGCAGGTACGAGCTGACGCAACTGATCGCGCACACTCAATTCCCATGCGACGAAGAGAACTGACTTGTTGGGTGAATAATATCTCCACAACTCAGCCATGATATGAGTCTTCCCACTGCCAGTAGGAGCAACGACAATCCCAGAAACGTCGGATGAAATAATCGTGTCAAATGCAGTCTGTTGATAATCACGTAATGCCATATAAACACCTCCGAGAGAGAATAATAACATATCAACTTTCTATTGTCTATAAATAATAAATCTGTCTACTATCTATAAATCGCCAGTAAGGGAAACAATCTGTCTACCGTATAGAGTCTATGGAGAAGTTATTTTCTATGATCTACTGTCTATAAATCGCCAGTAAGGGGAAAACAATCTGGACGACTACCATACATCTATTGCGTTCGGCGCGGGGTAGGCCGTCGTCCGCAACCTAAACGTAACGACAAAAAAAGAGTTAAAATCTAAAAAAAAGTTTGCAAACCGTATGATGCAAATGTTAGAATTTCAAATTGGCATACATACATACATACATACATACCTTATTATATATAGCACGGCGCTCAAAAAAAAAAAAAACAATAAAACCTAAAAAAAATAGTTGCCAAAACCTAAAAAGTGTGAGATAAGCATTTTCGTCAACGGGGCGAGCCCGTTGACAAGTTGAAAAGTTGAAGCGGACATAACCACACGGTGTGGTTATGTCACACACAACTGCCACCGATAATGGAGATCGAATCATGGCACGTAGAACAACATCCACATCAACGAAAACCGTATCCCTTTTTGACACGACGACGACGCCCGAGACGACGACCGAGACGACGCCCGAGACGACGCCCGAGACGACGCCCGAGACGACGCCCGAGACGACGCCCGAGACGACGCCCGAGACGACGCCCGAGACGACGCTCGACAAGGATGCAGACAAGGACGAAGCGTTAGTTATGCTCGCCTTGTCTAACCTGCTAGGGATGTCAGACGAAGCCGTCGTATCGAGGACGTCGGAATACGTAGAAAAAACGACACAACGGCTTATCGCGTTTTGTAAAAAGAACCTGAAAGAAAGTGTAGAGGCTCTATCTGCATCCATGTCCACGGGTAGTCTGATGACCCAGGATCAAGCGACTGCGACGATAATGTCCTTATTAGATGGCAAAGTGGGATACGAAAAACTCGAAGCACAAGTGTACATATGCAGATATTGTGATATCTTGTGTCGAATCAATGAACTGCTTAGGACGGGGGTGAAAGCATATCTCGCGATCGCCGTCGCATGTCACGAAAACGGCGTCAAATGTTTGCCAGCGAACGTTCGCACGTTGTTCAACGCTTGTATCGTTTATCAAAAGAGAGACGAAAAAGGAATCATGCAGTGGGTATTCTGGACACCGGTAGACCGAACTCGAAATGCTATCGCTACACATGCGATAGCACAAGGTTGTTTCATTCGATCGGCGGGCGTGGAATATCTGTTTACAATCGACATGCCTACGGTTCAACTCGAGACGAAAAAAGCCGTCTCCGTCACTGGTGAAAAAATAACTAAGCCCGTTATCGATTATCAGTGGCTGGAAAAAAGCCAACGCGTTTTAGCGTTCTGGAATTACACAAAAAGCGATAGGAAGGCGTGGACCGATAGTCTAGCACGGTACGACGGCGACGCGAAAGAACACATTGTAGAGTTTGAAGGCCGCGAAAACGAAAAAGCAGCAAAGGCGAGCGTTTCGACGACTCTAAAAGGTTTGGAAACGACCAAAAAAGCAACGAATGCTGTAAAAGTCCGGAACGCGAAACTCAAACAACTGTTCGCCGACATGGACTTCTAAGATGCTCTTGTTCGCCTTAATAATATGGTACGTATGGTTTAGAACCTAAAACGACTTACCCGCGCCGACACGGCGCGGCCTTTTCATTGGAGAGGCAATGTGTAAAACCTTTTATTTAAGCATCGACGGCGGCGATTGCTACAAGCGTATGCATAAGGATGAAGCGCGCTTCAAAAAAATGATGTGGGATATAAGCATGAGAGCTCTGTATCCAGAGGCTTTGCTAAAGAAGTATGGAGAACCGTTATCTATAACGATACGCGATGCGATACAACTCAAGGACAATTACACATTTTATGTGCATGACAGCGACACAATCGATGATGTCTGGAATATGATCAATAAAATGTGGGACTTCATCAGCAGCAAGTGTTGACGATAAGACGCGGCTAACCCGCGTCTTTTTTTTATAGACACAAGATTATAATCTTGTGTCTTTTTTTTATACCACCAGCTGGATAACCTCGCCGAGATGGACTTCTAAATGATCCTGATCGCCATGATCATATGGTACGTATGGTTTAGAACCTAAAACGACTTACCCGCGCCGACACGGCGCGGCCTTTTCATAGGAGAAAAACAATGTGTAAAACCTTTTACTTGAGTCTAGACGGCGGCGAGACATATAAGCGTATGCATAAGGATAAGTCGCGCTTCAAAAAAATGATGTGGGATATAAGCATGAGAGCTCTGTATCCAGAGGCTTTGCTAAAGAAGTATGGAGAACCGTTATCTATAACGATACGCGACGCAAAACAGCTTAAGGACAATTACACATTTTATGTGCATGACAGCGACACAATCGATGATGTGTGGACGATGGTCAATGACATGTGGGACTTCGTGACGAGCAAGTGTTGACGAAAAGACGCGGTTAAACCCGCGTCTTTTTTTTTTTTAGGGACACAAGATTATAATCTTGTGTCTTTTTTTTATACCACCAGCTGGATAACCTCGCCTCGAAACTATATCGGTGGACTCGAATCCGAAATCCGAAATTGCGAAATCCGAAATCCGAAATTGCGAAATCCGAAATCCGAAATTGCGAAATCGCAGAATCCGAAATTGCGAAATCCGAAATCCGAAATTGCGAAATCCGAAATCCGAAATTGCGAAATCCGAAATCCGAAATTGCGAAATCGCAGAATCCGAAATCGCAGAATCCGAAATCCGAAATTGCGAAATCCGAAATCGCAGAATCCGAAACTCAACGAGTCAGATATTGGGTAAATCGAAGCGTCTCCGACTCTGCCGAAGGCGAAGAAATCGAAAATATCGGGTTCAATCGGGTCACTGTGGCTCCAATCAAATATAGGGTTCAATCGGTGCGTCAATCGGCGCGTCAAGCGGTGCGTCAAAGTTGCGTTAATCGGCGCGTCAAAGGTGCGTCAATCGACGCGTCAAATATCTGGTTCTCCGGCTGCTCAATCGGCGCGTCTCCGACGCAGAAATATCTGCTCTCCGACAAGACAATCGGCGCGTCAAAGGTGCGTCAATCGGCGCGTCTCAGACGCAGGAATATCTGGTTCTCCGGCTGCTCAATCGGCGCGTCTCCGACGCTTAAATATCCGGTTCAATCGAACCGCCATAGGTCAAGGATATCGTTTCGCTATGGTTCAATCGGTGCGTCAAAGATGCGTCAAATATCTGGTTCTCCTACTGCTCAATCGGCGCGTCATAGGATTACCCTAATTGTATCGAACTGTATCCGCGCGAAATTACCCTAATAATCCGCGTGCGAAATTACCCTAATAATCACAAAATACTGAACAAACCTAATGCGTCATAGGTGCGTCATAGGTGCGTCAAAAGCGCGTCAAAAGCGCGTCAAAAGTGTATATTGGTTATAATCTCGTGTTTATTTACTACTCCGTATGACCTAAGAAATAACCAATAATCGCATAATTTGTAGAAAATAAGCTAATCCGACGGGTAAAATTTGGCAAAAATTTTTTTTAAGGAAATTTTATGAAAATCAAAAAATATCGAATTATCTTCGATGAATCCAGTCGTACACCGTGGAAACTTAGGATGAGAAATTTCTAGACAATAATCATATATTTTCTAAAAAATACGACAAAAAAATGAAAGAGAATCTAAACCATAACAAAAAAAATCTAAACAAAGAGGTGGTGGTTTTCGCAACCTAATCGGCCTGGGATATTGGTTTCGTTATTTGTGGTATATTCTCTCACTAAATCAAAACATAATAGTGTGTCTACTCGGAGAGACATTTGCATTTTGAACTCTAAAGTTCGGTAAAAACCAATCTAATATAATTCGATTTTTGTATTTTTCTAAGTTAAAATCACATTATATTTTCTCAGTTACGCGCATATACGTTTTGATTTGGTGAGAGCATATATCCGACTCAAGATACCCCATATACCGCACCGCTAAGGTGCGGATTTTTTTACAAGAAAAATCTAGCTTCTTTCGTCTACAAAATAGACTCAGAAAATTATTAAGGCCGCTTTTCGCGTTTTTTAGTTTCTATCGTCTACAAAAACCGCATTTTTACGCATTTTTTGACGCACTTTTAGACCATAGACAATAATCACCAATTTTTGACGCAGTGCGTCAAAAATCCGACCCCATAACGCGCATATTTCAACCAATCTAACCAATATCGTCTACATTCTACACCATATCTGCTATATTTGTACAAAATCGCCGCCAAGTGTCAAAATTTGCGAAATTTCGGCCCATATTTCACTCGATGAGGGATAAGTAGCCAACCCATGAAAAAATCGCGCTACGGTCAAATTTTCGACCTTTGTGAGCCATTATGGGTATATTTGACTTACCTTTAGACCTAACAGACTCATGTTCATGTAAATCGGCAAATACATGAACGGTTAATCAGTTTGACGCATTAACTCGTTGCGTCAATCGGTATGAACACGCACCTTCAGCGTCTCATCCGAGGATACATTTTGATACAATCAGCGGATGCGACGCGTCAGCAATCAAAACGAACTTTAAAGTTCAAAATCTGAATTTTTACTCGCCAACAATCACAAAAAAAAGGCGGGGGAATATCCCGCCACTATTTAAAAGGCGGGGAATATCCCGCCACTATTTAAAAGGCTGGGGAATATCCTGCCGCCAGACTGTCTATTGGTCAGCCGCTATTTTCTTTCTCGAATCATATCTGTTATTGGACTGGTGTTCGTCGTCAATCGCTGCTGACGTTATATCACTCGTCGACGCCGCACATGGAGGTCGTTTCAACTCTTCTTCGACGTTTTTAATCCATGGGATATGTTCGACAAGTGCTTCACGTGATAGGATATTGACGAGCTGAACCGCATTCGTAATGTCGTCATTTTCGTTTATGACTCCCGAATAGTTGAAGGCAATATGTATCTGTTGGAGTTCGGAACTGCTATATCCCGGGAACGAAGCGGAAGTTAAGCAATCGGATAGAGCGGGGAGGATATAATCTTCGAGCTTATGGGCGGTGGAATCGAGCGCGACATACATCATTTTCAATGTTACAGAGGACGTATCTGCGCCGGAATTGTGCAGAGGTGGAACACACTCAGCGGCACGATATATCGAATACAGCAATCTATCGAGCTGCGCATCTTGCTGACTGAAATCGACGTCGCACTTCAAGGCTTCCACTTCTCCGTCTGACGCGATGCAAATCGCACCGTCTTCTCTTGCCCGATTGACAATTTCGTCTGGGTTGTCGAGGTAGCCTTTGATAATCAGCGGTGCGTTAGGTGCGTCAGTGAGTGCGTCATTTTTGCGAGAATATAGCAACTCATAGGCGTCGATGAGCTGTTTCGTGCGTTCAATCAAGCAGGGGAAGTCGAGTTTCAGTGAAGTGTAATACTCTGGCTGTTTGAATTTAGAGACGGGGATATTTGCCGTCAGTGGGTAGAAATCGTCAGGTCTTTCGTCGGCGAAGTAATCATATCCAACCCATTCGTTATTGCGCGGATCGACGCACTCAGGCGGCACGCGTATGATCTTCCCGTCGGCAACTCCCATGACAGCATATCCGCACACAATCAAGTCCGTTGCGACGCGGTTTAACTCTTTCATAGGAATGATATTAGACGCGTCGGGACGCCCGTTGACAATCGTGTATGGTTTGGCCATGACGTAATTTACAATCTGCGATGCCAATTCATACATGATCGAGCAAGAGAGGTGGGTATTGGCACGCACTCCGGGTTCAATCACTTTGGTGATAAACGTCTTGTTCAGAATCGGCGTGATATTCCGATAGTACAACGAACCTGCAATGATTTGTTGATATTGTCGGGATGAAGCGAATGCGGGTATTTGTGAATCGTTCATAGGTAACTCCTTGATGGGGATATGTCTATCAATCGTCAGGGTGTTTACGTCGTTTGACGTAAAAATGCGCCAACTGTGCGGCGTATTTTGAATCGAACAATGGCTCTTCGGAGAGCGCATATCGGAGCGCGTCCAATCCGTGATCGAACTGGTTGGGTGCAGGTTCGTCGGAATATGAATCCTCACGCTCACCGCTTGCCCACCGATAATTAGCCAACTCGTCAACAAATTTTGAATCGATATTGAAAGGCACGATAATCTGATATTCTTTGATTCGTGTGATACCGACGATAATCGATCCATTTCCTTTCCGAACAGGTGTGATATGTGGAATCCCATATCTGCGCATTTCTTCAATCGCCATTTGATGCGAGTTGTCGGCGAGAATATGTGCGTATTGGATACCCAACTTTACAAGCTCGGCGGCTATTTCGGATGCAATCTTTCCATACAAATACGTGACGTTGATGATGACTATTTGTCGGCGGACTCTGTTCACTGCTGCCGACACAATCGCTGTCGGAGATTCTGTAAAACCGAAGTCAATCACATAGCACATTTTCCAATCGGAGCTTAATTGTCCAATCAGAGGTTGATGTGCGGTCCAGTTTGTGTAAATCAGACCGCCCGACATACCCCACTCGCCGAGTCCGATGATACGGAATCTATCGGGGTCTGCTTGTTTGATCCTGTCCATTTCGCGGTAAAATGAATCGTCAAGAAACTCGTTGCAATCGAAATTCCTCGTAATCGCGAATATCTCCCCATCGGGGGAATATCCGTGTTCATCCACTTTGTCGTAAAACTCACGTTTGAGCCAGTGATCAGCGACATTTGGGTTGAATGTAAAGGTGTGTTGATAGAATAGCCCTTCCGGCAAGACACCACGAATCGACATATTTACGGTCTGAATATCGTTGTAGAAGGGAATCTCGAATGCTTCTTCCCACCATACCCAACATAACTCACCGACTGCCGTGGTAATCGACTTAATACGTTCCGCCTTATCCATACCACGGAATATGATACGCTGCCCGCTTGGTTTGAAGCGTAATTCCATCGGTAATTTCGACTCTCCCCAAAGGGCACTGACTCCCAATCGGTTGATCGCCCATTTGAGCTGTGCAAATGTCGTGTCGGCGTGATCGACTTTGACGGCGCGAATCACAAGTACGTTTGGGAGCAATCCGAACTTGTAATAGTAGTACATCATATTGAATATGTACCACAATGCTGTCGTTGTAGATTTCTTACTCCCACGGCCACCTTTAACAAGCCGATATCGGCCTTTGAAGTTCCAAAACTCGTCATATCCACCGCCGACAACGGACTTAATCGATAGACTCATATCTACAACTTACTCCATTTTGTGACGGTATCTGCCAGTGCTGCGGCTTGCGGAAATCGCTCCGACACACATTTGTGTGATAGCGTCGGGCATCCTCGGTGCAAGTTTGTGAAGCCTGTATTCCAACCCGCCACTGTAATCCAGTTGTCGGAGACTGTCTGCCGACTCTGAATTGAGGCGATATATCGTCCTGCAATCTGGGTCATCAACCGCCAATCAAGAGGATCGTTATTCCCAATGAGCCACGGCATCATCTGCCACATGGACTTTGCCCCGCTTCGACTCACAGCTTCATCTTTGCATGTAGACTCTGCGAGCGCGAGGAAATAGAAGAAGTCTGGGTCTTTAACACCTTCCGCAGAGAGGATATTCACCACTTCCGTTCGCCGACTCTCGCACCTTTGTGTGGCGGTGGAATATCTGCTCGACGCGCACAGTATAGGAATCATAATGAGCGCGAGTCGGATTAGCTTTATGGTTGCAAGGCTTCTACTTTTGTCGCACATTTCTTTAATTCTCCGACAACCTGTATGAGGTATTCAACTAAATCTTGGTTTGTGACGATATGTGGAATCGGTATGTAGCAGGGTTCAATTGTCGGCGGTGGTATCGGTGCAGGTGAGGTTGCGCAACCGCTCCACAGACTCAGCGATATAACAAGCAATATCTTCACCCACGGGCTGTTTGTTCCAATCAGTGGTCGGTATATTCTGTTTCGTTTCATACACCACTCTCTCTGTCTGTTCAATCGTCTTCATCGCCTTCAGGTATTCGTTGAGTCCAGACATTTGGGCTTGCATCGCTTGTAAGGACTCTTGCAGGCGTTCTACCTTGCGTTGCTCGACGAGGATAATTATCACTAGAATCAACATCAGTGATGTCGAAATCGTTAATAAAAGTAATTTCCGCTCCACCATTACACTCCGTCGCAAGGTCTTTCATCGAGTTGATAACATTACACAGGGAATCCACCAAACGCGGATCAATAGCTTTCTTTTGAGCCGCACGCGCTTGTCGTAGACGTAACTCATCTTTTGCCATTTGTGTACCCGCACGGTCAATCATTGACTCGTATATCGTCAACTCGGCGTTGATAGCATCGGCCACTCGTTTCGTCTCGGCGAAACACAGCTTCATCAAATTCTGTAATTCTTCAAGAGCGTCGGCGGGACGCATATCAATCGCCGAGGAACGATCATGTAGGTGTACATATTTCTTTACTGACTTTGCCATAATCAATCGTCCTTCCATACAATCGGCGTGACTTCATACGCCTGACATTTATGTACGTTTTTACGTTTGATTGAGTTTGCGACATAGCTTTTCACAGCACGAATATCGCAGAACTCAACAATTTGTGAGGAATACTTACTCGGCACAGAGCGCGTATCTTTCCAAATCGTTTCTACAACATATCTTTTCATTTGACAATCCTCTACATTGTGCGCTATCGTTACTCTAATGCCGGGGAAGAAGTATGGCTTCGGCCTGCTCGGCGGTGGAACTTAAAGAGGGGTTCGATTCCCCTCAGCCGAGATGTTAATCGCGATTGCGAACACGAGACCCCCGGCAAATAATCCCTTCGGCGATCCCTTTTGCAATTCTTTGCCGATATTCATCATCCCACAGAAGTTTTACTTCCTCATTGTTGGAGATGAATCCGCATTCTACAACAACACTCGACATCCGAGTTCGACGAATCGTAGCGTATTTCACGCCCGATTTGACCCCTCTATTCTTCGGAGTTGGAGACATATATTTGATCATGTTATCGAGAATCGCGTGTGCGTCTGGTGAATTTTTATCCCACGCATAAACCTCTACTCCTGTCGGGACAATATCACCGCTTACGCTGTTCATGTGTATCGACACGAACAAATCGGCGTGCGCACGATTGGCCATCCGCGCACGGTCAATCAATGATACGTGGACATCGGAATCACGAGTCATACGCACATCCCAATCGGTATGCGAAACCAGATATTGCTTTACTCGGAAAGCAATATCCAATACGCCATCTTTTTCCATGCGACCGGAACCGTCACGGGCAACGGCTCCGGGATGAATCCCGCCGTGCCCAGGGTCAATGTAAATCAGTGTCATCGTATCAACTCCAATTCAACAACGATATATCGAGGTGAAGGGTCATCGGTGGCACATAACATCAACTCTGTATTTCCAGTGGCTACAAGAGGACCTGTACTCACTGTAACCACAGACCCGTTTGATGACTTGCTACATTTTCCAATAATCGTTTCAAACACCTTAGTATATGTAGCGGGGCTCTCTGTATTCACACTATTCCCAATAAATCGTATGGATACTCGTGTCATAGGCTCTAATACGAAAGCCGACGACGCCTCGAAATAAAAGACGAAATCGGTCAATCCACTCATACCGCGCGTCTGTCCATTAAGTCTGATATACGGGTATATCTCGCCGACTCTAATTTGAGATGGGTCGACAGCGGGTAGCGTTTTGAACCGGTCATTTATCGAAATTATATCGTCTAAGACTAAATTAACCCGTTGTCCATGCGGTGTTTGTTGAGCAACCTTATTTCCTATAAGTACCAATCTTGCTTTATTGTTTATGTAATCTGCATATACGTTTTCTACATACAGGTTTTTCCACTTATTTTCCGACGAACCTAAATCAACAGTCACACCGGGTGCGATAGCAGGTAGTATAGTACCTAATATCACGTAATCGCCGTAATGTAGTAGATAGGCGCGGCCTGATTCAGAACCGATGATCATCGTATCACGGAATGATTTTACCCCATATATTTCCTGAGACTCACCATACGGCGCACCACTCGGGCTCGTTGTTGTGACAACTCGATTCATCCATGCTTCAAACTCACCGCGTGAAATTAACCCAGCGAAATTCGGTTTGATTATAAACGGAGAGTTATTGACGCCGTATTTAATCGTCAGCGCGAGATGAAAGCGCGTGTATCCCTCACTACTCCCTGTCACATGTGTCGGATCACCCAAGCAGTTTGCCACAGCAACCAATCGTTCCACCCCATCTTGCGCTGCGAAAATCCCATACGAACACGCATATCCGGAATCGGTGTTGTTGGTTGCGGACGCATAAATGACAAACTGTTCTAACTCGGTCTGAGGCACAACGGTGTCAACCGAACCATCGCCCCACGTTGGCTCCGGCAACTCCGTCTCTTGTCCTGTCAAACGCGTTGGCGAACTTGAAAATAGGAATCTCGTGAATTTAATCGGTTTATTGGTATTCGCCGCCCCAAGTATCGCCCTGCCTTGCGGCGTAATCACTGCATTCTGAAACTGCATATTTAATCCCTCCTGTCAGACTCGTTCAAATCTAAATCGGCTGACATATCACCTTTCTTGACCGATATTTTGCCGACGTAACCTTTAATAGCCAACTTCTCCAATGTTCGTAATGCAATCCAAACAGGTATCGTTATACCCACACTCAGCAAGATAACATATCTGCATTGATCATTCAAATGGGCTAAATCAAGGGTCGCACCGACACCCAATGCAAGCAGAGCAACCAACGCCGCCCAACGGAGACTCATGTAATCCTTCACCTTTACGTCGAGAATCGGAACGACGATCGCATATATCAGTACGAAACCCGCCATAATAAAAGCAGTTGTTGAAGCACTCAGCATATCGCACCTCTTTTAGAAAACAATCGTATTGGAGGCATCCCAACCAAGAATCAATTTTTGACAGGATAGTAAATCTGTACGTTGCATACCTGACGTTGTATCATCGGCAGAGTTACCGGCAGCCAATGGCAATACTATGTATTTACCATCCATAATCGTCGTCCAATTCGACAAACCGTTACCACATGTGGAGCGCAATAAATCGGAACGTAGATAGCCAACGAAGGAGTTGTAATTTCCAGACAGCTGATCACTAACCGACGATGAGAATGCGTGTACAGCAATCGGATATAGGGCTCTTGGTTGACTTGATACATTATTTGTCCAACCGCCAATCACACCTGTGAGCTTTATGAATTTTTTGTCAGGTAGGAACAATCCACCTTGCCGAGCGTGTGTAAGAAACTCGTAACCTGTACCACCATCGCTTGGGTATCCAGTAAGCGGAAGAACTCCACCGACTCCACTCGTAGGTAGGTTTGTATTACTCACATTTTGCACTATGTCTTTCCCAATCGCTACCCATCGGTATGATATGTTTGCTCTGTCATTTTTCAAACCAATCACAAGACAACCGTCTTTACAAAGTGCATACCATTTAGTCACATGCGATTGTGCATAATCAACGATGAGAGATGTGTTGAATGTTTGATAAGTACTACCTACATTGTAGCCTGATAATCCGCCATACGCCCAACCATACGGTCGACTCCAATCATTTTCTTGTGCTTCTGGGATGAAGTCATCAAGTGCGGGTGTCAATCCAAAAGTCACCCCTGTATGTTCTGGGTTCATATACCATATATGTAAATCACTACTGGCGACATAACCCTCATTGTTACATTGAAGCCATTTTGTATTGATGACCAATGGAAGGTGTGATACTCCAACGAGTGAACTCGTACCACTTTGTACACCGGCTCCCATTGCAAGATATAATCGTTCACCGTTCAATCCTTTCAAACAGGTTCCGAACGCGGGTGCTGAATCTGGGGTATTTAGACCATTCGAGCAATCGACAAAACGCCCTGACTGTGGGGCATTTGGGAAGTAAACAGCAACCCCAGATCCCAATCCCAATCCAGACGCGTCAACTTTCGACATCCAATCCGTATCGTAATTCCAATACGCGCCGCTGCCGCCACGCGCCGCCACATCTGCCACTCCTGCGTCATAAATTGCGCGGACGAGTGAGCCGAATATCTTTCTCGCCATAGCCCCTTTTGACGCAAAATCGCCCGCCGCGTTCGAGGCGTCACACTCTCTTGCTATAAATCCACCAGGTGTCGTAAGTGCCATTTCTAATCCTCCTTAAATGGGTTGTGCGGGAGTGTATAACCCGCATTATAAGTACGAACCTCTTTGGTCATCAAATTACTGTTTGACTCCGACAAGTAGCCCGTCGGATTCTCCATTGCATATAACCAACTGTCGTACACATATCCGTCGCTTGACTCAATCTCTGGTACCAACATTTTTGTCTCCACAGAATATCCTACTGGATTTTATACACCTCGTCTTCTTTGTAAGTTGGCGGATATGCGGCAGTGCCGTTTGATACGACAATCGGATCACTCGCATTGTTTATCATCCTGAGAACCGTAACACCACCATCATATTCAATCGGCACATCATCGACATAGATCGGTTCACCGGCATACATAGCAGGTGTACTCTGTGTTATCGTATCGACAGGGATATCCTGTGCGTCATCTGTCGAATCATAGATAATGAATCCAGTTTGGTTCGGTATATTATCACCATAGACATACAATCTGGCGCGTACGTTCGTGGAAACTATCCAACCATTCAAAATAAGGTTAGTTCCACTCCTATAAACAGGTAACATGAATCGATTGTTTGCATATATACCTACTTTATCTGTCGCTCGAGGTATCTTTACGGCGTTATTCGTCGTCGAATCATTGCGAAAATCGATATAAATATATCTAGTCGCAGGGAATCCAGATGTCCGATTTTCCGTCGCATCATACGTCAAATTGAAACCAGAAATTCCATTAAGCCATGTCCAATCGCCCGCAGCAACATTAGATGTCGAACCACTGCTTGTGGTAATACGTATAATCATACCGGATTTCTTCACCATATCCCACTCTAAACCGAGTGATATATTGTCGTTATATAGTATTTCTTTTGGAATCGGAATTGATGATCCACTTGATGAAGACATACCCACATCAACTCTATATCCCGGACGAATAATCGAACTCATTGGCGTGAGCGCGTTGAGTTCGCTCTCCGACATCCAGCGCATCGGATTCAAATCGCCGATAGTTGGGATGTAGTATCTATCGGTAGAATCGTCCCATTCGTACAAGCCTGACGTCGCGGCGGTTTCGTTACCTCGATCAATCCATACCAACCAATGTTTGTTGTATATGTTGGCAACCTCACCAGTCTCACTGAATTGTTCTTCCGTGTTCGTACTCACCGCCCCCATGTAGATGACGTTATCTTCCCCGACGGGTTCCATATTCACATCTAATTGGAGACGAACACCAATCGGGAATATCTCGGATATATGATCCATTAACACATCATATCCCAAAGTATGCGAATGAGGCTCCTCACACGCCCAGTCAGAAATCGACACGTTGACGTACATATTTCTGCCACGATGAATCGTCACTTCTGGTTTTGGTGTGTACGCATCCACTGTATGTGTAATCAGTCCGTCTGTTGTATTTCGTCCACTCCATCTATCTGCGAAATGCTTAGTCACTGTATGTTGCTGCATTGACCATTCCGCGAACCATATAAACGCGTCATCGTTCATCAATCGCAACTTTCTGAAATACGTGTACATCAAGTCACGTTTCTCATCTTCGGATTTGAGATATTGGAGATCGCGACCGAATCCAAGCATCGATAAGATATCGTCGAGTACTTCGCCACTCCATTTCGCAGGGGTTGTAACGGTATTCAACAGGTTTGTTGCGATATTGGCGTAATCGTCCATCGACGCATACGCTTTTCTGAGTTGCTCGAAATCCTCTGTATCGTAATAATAAGGCGGCATGTAATCATAGAATGACCAATCCATATCTACCTCCTACGATAACTCACGTTTCCCGTGAAAAACTTCTATGTGGCCGATTGTCGGCAGTCGGACTCGTGCGGAACTGTTGCTTAACACCACATCGAGATAGTCGTCTGACGTTTCAACCCATTTACCATTCTGACGAATACTCATCTGAAATGATTGTACTCCGGGATGCCGTTTTTTATACTCTTCCAGTGCTACAATCATATTCGCTGTTCGTAACTCGATATTATAGTTGTTCGATCGTCTACTCGGAAAATTACCGTCTTTTGTGTAAGCGGCGGCGTTTGTCTGTTGCTGAACATATCGTTGTAGAATCGAACGTATTTCTTCTTTTTCACTCGCGGTAGCCTTTGTTGTTGGATAGGTACCATCGTTGATCCATATTTTGAACTGCATGTGACCTGACGGTACCACTCTTTTGATAAGTACTCGATGACCAATCGGAACTTTACCGAACCCATATCCTTCAAAATCTGTGGGATCAAGATATTCTTTCAGTACTTTTCGCGCTTTTTGATACTCCCGATTAAGATTACTGTTTGCCGACTCATTGTCCCAATACGGAAGAACCTGAACATACCCCGCTCGACGTTGAACTGGAAATATGAAGACTCCTGTAAATGGTCTGATTTCAGGATGATCAAGCGGGAACTGATGCAGAATCAAATCCGCATAGTTGTTCATATTCCCGCCTTTAGCACCCTGCAACTCTCGCATGATACGACGTCGCAATGAAGCGTCTGACTCTTCGTCGTGCCCTTCCTGCGAAACCGTCGTGAACTCGACTCGTGTGATATTCTCATACTCGTTATCTGGCTCAGCGATACCGAAAATATCCTGCTCTCCAAGTTCCGCAGAGACAGCAATCGAACCGCCGACGTAATACCATATCGAATCATCGTCATGGGCAACGAGACGTTCCCCAACTTCCATATCTCCGGCAACGCCGGTTTCGTTCGTAATCGACAACTTCCAGTAGGTATATGTTGCCGCATCACGCGTAAGACCGAAAGCCGCCGCCCAATCGTCGAGGTCATCCCCAGTAGCAGTTGTCAATCGAGCCGCGTTATACACGCGAGGGAAATAATCATGTAGAAGGTCATATACAACAACACCGACGGAAGATATTGCATCATAAATCACAGACCCTTCACGTTTATCGAAAGTGTCATCCGTTGACGCCAACATACGGTCGATCAAATCGGCCTGAGTTATCGTTGCAAATAAATCTAAACCACTGGCCATATTAGATACCTCCTACATAATCACCGGTAACCGAACCGTTGATACACAATCGGATAATGACGGTATCCCCATCAAATATCATCTGCTGTATCTGAACACCGTATACTCTATCGTCGGCGGCAAGACAATCGGAAATCATCGTAGGTAAGTTCTGCCGACACCAGTCTTCCGATTGCCCGACGACGGAATACCAATCAAAGCCATAATCCTCGCTATATACCCGGTATATACCGCGCTGTGTGGACAATCGCTTTACAACGGAATCCCAAAGTTCAGAACCCGTATATTTCAACCGTTGGAATCGGTTTGACTTTTCACGATATGGATATGTCAGAGACGGGTATGCGAACTCTTTTGTTCTCCCAATATCGAAATTACGGTTAATCAGAATCATGCCAACCCTCCATAAGTAGGAATATCGGTACTCCCTGGCTCATTACTCATGTTTAGGCGCGTCAACATAACGAAACAACTCGGATTCACCTTCAAAACAAGTACCGAATCCCCTGCCTTTACGCCTCGCCATATTCTGACTTTCGGTAACTCGTTCGATGTCTTGCCGCTGTGGTCATGCGCAATTTCAAGTTTAGACGGGTCTAAATCGCCAAGAACTTCGTTAAGTAACTCCGTATCATACGTGCCGTCTTCATTCTGAGCAGCCGAAATATCCACCGATGAGGGAATGAACATAACTGTCGCCCCTGACGATGTGACGCCAACTCTATCCGTAAGCGATGATGATATTTTGTGATAGTGAGTCGGAGAATCTCCTTCTGGGATTTCGACAACATTTTCAATCGTGAAAGGAGTCTGAATAAGCAGTTCCGAACCGATATTGATATTGTTCCATTTGATCACTGCGTTCGATCCGTCTTCATCGGCAGACACAACATCGCATATACACAACTCCGACGCGTAATTTTTTGCGATACGAGTTGCTTGCTGTGTTGCGAAATCAATCATTCTCTGTGCCCAATCCATTATTTCTTACCTCCGATTTTCTTATATACTGAATAGAAACCGTCACTATTGACGCGTCGCATTGCCGCATCAACCCCTGTCTTCTTCTCACTATTCATCGCATTTTTCAACGTAGAAACATTCTTTTGATGTTCTGTAATCGCGTTACGCAATGTTTCTTTGCTCGCTTCATTCAACTGTCCGTTGTTTAGAATACTCGTGGCGTCGGCAATGAATTTTTGAGACCGCGTGATAAGTTTCGCCGCACTCTTCAAATCTCCTATACCTGAATCGACAGCCACAGCAGGAGTATCCAATACCTTCTGCTCTGACTCCCAGTTCTGACGCAATTTCGTGGCGAAATCCCAACTTATCCCGTCGGGTTTTTGCCACTGCGCCATATTGATACTCATATTGTAGCCAGAGTCTGAATAATGATATTCGATAGTTGCGGCGACATATACCGAACCCGCAATCGTCACAATATCACCAGGTAACAAGTTGATCAAACCAACAATATCTACGCTCAAATCCCGCGTCGGATACTTGAGAACGCGTAACAGATTATCAAGCGTCTGCTCAGTGACAATCGCATTCTGAGCTACTTCGTGATATCGAATCATGCCATAGCGTGCAATCGACGGCATATCCTGTACTTCGTGCAAAGCGAGCGAGTTGGACGATCCTGTGAAGAATCTGACGTCATTGGCCACTTTGTCGAGGACACTTTCTGAGGTTTTGAATCCTGTAATGGCTTCGACAATATCGAACTTCGTTGCTTCCTGATGTAGATTGCCGTCCTTATCATACTCTCCCTCGATATCTCTAAGTTCAACCACAGTAGGTGTCATGCGTACAAAGTATTGCTTCCCAATCGCATATAAGGTTTCTTCAATCATAGCTTTGAGGATACTCATACCCGTCGCACCCGCTTCGACGCGGGCAGGACATGGAAACTTTGTATCAACCTTGCACTGATATGGCAATCCCAACGACTGGCATATCTGTACAAACGCATCCGACAGCTTCATGCGTTTCGGTTGAATCCATCCGACATTGTTTTTCAAATACCACATGGCATCGACGCACTCCAAATGCATGTTATGTTCATCTGGATGTTCGATCGTCATAATCTTACCTACGAACATGGTCTCTTCGGCGATGAACACCGATATTTTGTCGCCGACTGCGATAATCTCGGCACCTTCTACGGCAACCATATCAATCCCGCATGTACCGCCTTGAACTTCAATATCTCGCTTCACGGCCAAATCCGTAACAGTGTCGGTAATATCCATCGGTGTCGAACTCCGTTGCATACCATCTTCGTCGGCAACTAATATTGCTTCTTTAATCCGTGGGTCATTCGGAGCAATAGACTCAAGGAATGATATATCATCCTTCGATATCGACGTTTTGGCGGCAATCGTAATCAATCTGCGTCTTATTGTAGGGTTTCGGTCATAATCACCAGAGTCTATCGCTCTGTTCAAAATGTCTGAAAACTCTTTGACCGAAAGATGCGATATTGTCACTCGCAAGTTCGGATTCGCAGGGAATGTCGATACGGACTCTCTTGACTTGCCGTCTTCCGTAGCCAACGAATCCAGACTCAAAGACGCGGCGAGTTGCTGAGCTGATCGCAACTTCGCCGAGTTCTTTATTTTGTCAATCGTAATATCTTTAGCGGCCATAATGTCACCTCTTCAATCGCGAATTCGCAGAATTGAGATGTCTTGCCCACTCAAGTTCTGTCTTCGTCGGCGGTCTGAGGTGTGAATCCAATACCATGAACCGCTGCCCTTTATGCAGCTTCGCGCCGACAGTATCAATCACGGCATACTTATATTCCGAGGCATTGTCATTCCATACATATCCCGCCTGATAATCTATCGTAACAGATATCGTGTATCCACGAGGGGATTGCGTGTTCTCTGTGACACTGATATTTTTCACTTTCATACTCACATCGAAATTGTAGTAGGTTGTCTTGATATTTCGACGCACCACTCGTCTCACAAGATCGTCATATCGCACTAAACCCGTTTCGTCGATAACCATCTTGTGTAATCCTGAGCGATTGATACCCATCGTGTTGCTACTCGTATCATACCAATTATTTACCGTGAACCGGCCGTTTGTCGGATCACTGGACACGTTCGGAATCTCATACGCATTCAGTGTACCGTCATATCGAATCTTGTCACCCTTTTCACCATAACCAGTAGTCTGGCCGCCGTCATAAAGTTTCAACGGTGGTGGTTCTAGATATGATAAGGAATTGATAATCTCTTTGATACGTTGTTCGCATGTTTCACGAATCTTGCGTTCCAAAGTACTCTGCAATCTCTTTATAGCGCGAGTTGTCGCGTTGAGTATCGTATCTGTCGATAGACCTTCTATTTCTATAAACTCACTTTCCGTAACCGAACCCTTCAAACTCAATATCTGTTTGAATCGTTCCAAAGCGATTTTGTGTCCGTTTTCTGTCAGTTGTGATAAGGATAATCGTTCGATACCTGTTATGTTTAGTGATGAATATGAACCCTGTGGAATTGCCCCTAGACTCACATGAGTAAGTTTTGTCTTTCGATAATCGGTTTTTTCATCCGTCGCATGTTTAAGAGTTGGTAAGAAGTTCGATAACGCCACTGGAAGGAAGTTACGCCCAACAATCCCCTGTACATTCACTTCCAATTTCGTGATACTTGCGGACGCATCAGTACTCATCTTTAACCCATATAGAGTCAACAAACGCTCCGTTCGAGGGTTCAAAACAACCGTATTCACACCTTGCAACTCGTGCATAACAAGCAATATCTTACCTCCGCTCTTATTCTTAGGCGGCTTCGGTGCGTCATCTTCGTTGTTCCTTATAATCTGCTCGTCTCCAATGCGAATCGCTGGCTCTCTCCACTCTACGAGTTCAAGAGTATAATCCAAATCGTCATGTGGATTGTGGGAGTATGTGAAATTTCGTATACATACAAGCATACACTCTTGCCTATGCCGGTATGTTGGAGCTTTAATCAGGTGGAATTTGAGTATAATCCTCCTGTTCATCAATAGGTTTACGAAAGAAATCCAACCTTGCTGTGTACAGCAAAGATTGTCGTCCTTCAATGTCCCATTGGTAATCTTACGTTTCCCATCTCCCATATCCTCATTCCACGGGTAATAATTTTGGAATCCGTAATCACCACGTCCCAGATAATATGGGGTCGCGGGAATGAATGAAGAAATCGCAAACGAACGAAGTCCGGGAGCGTTTCGCTCTAAGACACCGCCGAACATAATACTCTGTACTTCATTATGCTCGGCGGCTCTGTTAATAGCCAATGTTGCAGGGCTCACTGGAATCCGCAGACTCGGACCGTATGCGTTGATATATGGCTGCAAATCCTTCTCATATCTGGTCGGTTCGAGAACGATGAACGCGTAGTGTTCGGAGCGTTCCATACTCCTATCGGTAAGAGGATCACCCTCATTCCCTGCCAACTTCGACTCATATTGGTATTTATACGATACGGAGCTTTCCAATATATCTTTCGCACCACTCGTTGGCATATTTTCAAGACTCTGAATCGTCGATTTGATACCTGTACTCGGTTTGGCTAGACTCCGGAACTTGCTCACAAGGCTCTTCGGGCTTCCCATTTCTGTCTGAATGTCACTCATATTCCCTCCTACAACGCGTATGCAGTAACCGCATGATTAACCGTTGTTCCCAAATCTTTCAATAACTGTTCGTACTCAATACCGTTGCGAATCGTACCGACATTGGCAACGATATTTGGACTCACGTGCACCACTCGGTTTATCGTTCGCGTTCCTGCCACTTGTTTCAGAATCGCTAACTGAACCTGTGTTGCTTTGCGCGTATTCTTATCGATATTCCCTACTCCGGTAGCAACGTTATTCATAAATACCGCCTGCTCAGGGAGATATGAATCCTCAATCTTCTGCTTCTGTTCCTCGCCCGCTTTGATAAAATTGGAAATCTTACCTGTGGATAAGGCGGAAAATGCCATATTCTGCAAGGACTCGTGCATTTCGTCTAGGCGCGTATCGGCTCTATCCCTCATTTCGGTCATGGATATATAATCACCCATATCATCTATGACACTCGAACGATCACGTAATTGTCTTAGCAAATCTCGAGCTTGAGTCATTCCCCTAATCGTATATTTTTTGACATCAAAATTAGCATCGACTAATCGCCCTTGCTTTCTTGCATTTCGTATCCTCTCCTCTCCCAGTCGATCAATCTCCTCGTCCGAAAGATCGGCGTACTTAATAATTTGTTCCGATGCAGAACGTGCCCAATCCTTTGTCATAAAACGCGCCCGCGATCCGTGTAAATTTCCACCTAACGTATTAATCGCCCATGTTGTTTGCAACATAGCATTATCAAAGAATGTATTCTTACCGGTTACATTCTTGAAAACATCGTCGTACCTATTCGCCGCCTGCCTTGATGCCCACCCACTGGCAAGCCAACCCACAGCAGTGTTTACCGCTTTCAATAATGATCCGACATACGTGGCAATCAATGCTATAACCCCGAATGTTTGAATACCCTGCTCCACATAATCAGGCCATTTCTCAATGAGGTTCGTCACAATATTATCTGTAAATTGAAGAATTTTATCCTGAAACCCTTTGTTCTGTGCAATCGCACCACTGTAACCCAACAACTTATCACCCAATCCATATTGATTAGAGCTTGCGAACGAACGAATCGTCGGCATGAATAGTTGGTTCATATCGGTTTTTAGAAGCGCCCATGTATCTTCCCACGTCCTGCGCGTCCGACGCATTAAGTTGTCCAAATCTTTCGTTGTCTTTTCATCCAAAAGGTTTGTCAATAATCGGTCTGCTGTGAGTTGTTTCTTATCATTCAAACCATACAAGTCTGCCGCACCATTTGCCCTGAAACCGAAACGAGCAATCATATCACCCATATGACCACCAGATTCCAGAATCGGGCGAATATCCTGAATGTTGCCGCGCCCTTTACTGACCATCTGGATAATCTGCCGCATGGCGGCTTGCATTTCGACATCCGTCGAACCAGATATTTTCGCCATACGATGCAAGTTTGTGGAAATCGTCTCTACCTGTTGCATATTGGTGATGATACGCTCGCCCTGCTTATGCGTAATTCCGTCGACTCCGACTTTGCCTTGCTTGTAATCTTCACCATATACTGCTGTGTGGAAAATCGGAGCGGCGTTCATAACCATCTTTCGATATTCCGACGCACTCATACGCAGATCACGTGCTTTGTTGAAACTCGCGTCTTCCCACTGTTCAAACGTCTGACCTTTGGTGAAGTTATAACCGAGTGTGACGTTATACATATTCCGTTGCCGCGTGTGTTCGTCGGAAACGTTTGTCATCGCTCCGAATAATCGGGCAAATGGTCGAAACAACATATTGAACCACATGACGCCAATCCACGCCGCTGCGAGGATACGCGTGCTACGTAGGAATGATCTACCCATAGCGGCGAGCATTGGTGTCATACTCCCATTGCTATCGCGCAATCGCCAGAAACTCGAACGTTCTCTCATGTGTAAGTCTTGTGTATATGCCTGCTTTCGTTCGTCGAAAAGAAAACGTTTACGTATAGCGTTAATCTCCGCTTCGTCTTTCGCGTTTTCAAGTTGATAGCGGATATAATCTTTCTGTTCATTCAGTCTGTCACGTCTACCAACAGTGATATATGGTAATCCAGGAATACCAACATTCGATTGGAAAAATCGGTTATTCCTAAATGGATTCCATCCGAACTCACGCCGTGTCGCTTGGAACATATCTCCAAGACGCGATATTTCGTCCAACTCGTCCACGGTTCTCTTTCTGAAATCATTTAGAGCTGTCGTTGCTTTTTTACTCGCCATACCTTGCGAGCGTAACGACGTGGCAGCCATATCCATATTGTCCAAGTAATCGTTAATCATCCGAATATCGTTCTGACTCTCAGCACCACGGAACATACGATTCACTTCCCGTCTGGCAACATCGCGTTTTAATTGCGCGTCTTCCATCGAACTCGTGAGAGCATACGCCGCCTGATAGCGCGACATGACACCGCCAACTCGATCTCTTGCCGCCGCTTTCATGGCAGTGAATCCAGTTGTTTCGGCGTCATATTTGCGCTGAATCGCCTCAGTTCGCGACGCTTTCGCATTGGCTTCGATCTGTCGGAGTTGTTCTGCCGTGGTGGAGTTACGGATACTCGACAAATATGCCGTCTGCATCTTGCCTAACTCTTCGTCTCGACGGACAGCGTTCATACCCTCGGCCTTCCATGCGGCGTTCCACGCATTGGCAAGTTTTGTCCACTTACTCTGAATTCTGTTACCGTACTTCTCCAACTCGGCAGTTTCGTTGATAGGTAGTGCTTCCAATCTACCTTTCGTGGCGAGGATATCTGAGTTCAATCCAGACATCACTTGCGCGTGAGTCATCGGGCTATGGCGACTCGTGCGCGTATATTGTCTGTTAATCGCGTCGGTATATTGCGCTCGTTGTTCCGGCGTCAATCCAGTCTTCTTGTAATATCTGTCTGTCAGATTGATAAGTTGCTTCTTTAATCGCTCTTCCTCTCTTAGTTCATTGTTGAACTCTTTTTCTGCAGCAAGACGCTTCTTGTCGGCGTCGATATTCAATCTGCGTGACCTCTCATATTGGCTCATCTCACGGTAGAGTTGGTTAATCGACGCTATTGCTTTGTCTGTATCTTCTGGATTGATAGCATCCAGTCTGGTTTTGAATCGACCTACTTGCGACTCAGCTATCTTCGACGCTTCATAATCAGGTCTTCCGGAAAGCATCGCTGCTTGCGTACCGATTCTCGTCAATCCCGGTAACGACTTCTGTAATCTATCGATATTGTCTTGAATGTTGTTTCGTGATGCGAGCATATAATTCTGCTCATATCCTTTCGCAACTCCGACATATATTTCACCCATAGCATGCTCGATGCGTTTTTGACTGCCACTCTGAAAATCTTTATACCATCGAATCTGATCTTCCAAGTGACGGCTCTTCGCAACAGATGTCGGTTGTCCAGATAATCTTGCTGATGATACCCTCGCCTGACCCGCCATATTTATGAGTTGGTTTGTCGTAAATGGTGAAGCCCCACTCGCAAACGCGGACGCCATTTTCTCACCTATGGATTTACCACTCAGCCCCTGACGGACTCCATTCATATACGCTTTCGCGGCCTGCTCCCCTGCACGCCGTGCGGGTTCGGTATCAATCCTTACAACGTCCATTACGCCCATAATCGTACTCCTTATACAAAAAAAGCCGCGAAGTTCGCGGCTTTATGTTTTGTTCATCTGCTTTTGATGATACTCGGCTAATGCCCAGATCAATCCTAACTCCCACGGTTCCATCGCGAACACTTCTCTTGGTCGCCAATGTAACTCGTAAACAAGGTGATATAGCAACAACATATTGAAGGACTTATGATTCAGTAAGTCCTTTGCGCAATCACTGGACTTGTCGAAACTCGCCTCTTTCTTCGCGAATACCGCACACGTCATCGAGGTGTGAAGCGAGTTCTTCCAAATCGCCAGGGTTTGAGAATACTTTTAGAACCGCATCCTGAGGTGTTGCCACTCCAAGATGTCCAAGAAATTCTGTGTCGCTCAAATCAGGGTCGACAAGACATTCTGCCAGAGCGCGAACTCGGAATTCCAACGGATTATATTTACCGTCACGAGTGGACTCTTTCGTGATACGGAGATATTCCGCCGAAGAAAGTCCACGCATCTTGACGGTGACTCCCATCGTATCGAGCTTCAACTCAAACACTTTACATGCAGGGCGTTCCTGCACTTGCTTCAAAATCTCTAATTGAACATCACTCATTGCCATAGCGTAATCCTCCAAAATTGCTATGTTGACGAAAATGAATGACAACGGCGATTTAGGTGCATGAGGGTTGGTGTTTCAGTTCAATCGCCGTTGCCAATATCGACGCCAAGACTCGAACTTGTAAAAGTTCCCCTATATGGAACTACGCCGATTAAACTCGACAGGTTCTGCGCACTCTGCCGAGGCGAGGGTTATTTCTCGGAACACCCACAATACCGTTGGTAGGCAATAACCTACAATCGTTTTTCACGCGGGAAACGACCTGAAAACCGCCTAATCCCCGTTGCGCAACGCGAACTAGGTAAGTAGGCGGTATATATCATGTCAGACGAATCGTGTCAACGGTTACATATAGGACTTAAAGTCATCTGTAATCTCGTATTCATCGAATGTCATAGACATGTCTTCTTCGAGAATCCCGTTATCCGTAGACAATCGACCCAGAATAGTCTTATCGACGCACACATCTTTCAACGTAATGCAACGACGACCATTGGAGGACTCCGGATCGTTGATTTCAAACGTAATCTCGAAGTAGATATTGATATGGTTATCAATGAAGTTGCGTAGAATCTGCGCGTATTCAGGAACACCCGTGTAGATACGGAAGCTGCCGGAACCGTTGCACGCGACGACTTTATGTTTCGTCATAACGTCATTGATAATCTGGACGTCTTCTTTTCGATTTTCAAGTTCGGCGGATATTTCGCGCAACTCGAAAATACGGCGTTTCTTACCTTCAATCGTAAGCCACGCTTCACCTAAATTCGAGTTGTACACGTCTCGCCCACGCAATACGTGATGCGAACCCGCACCAACCCCAACGCCGACTGAGTTATTCACATCCACAGCCGCGCTCACGCCACTCGTCGAACCGAAAACATAACTGAATCCGGCATTGATCGACGCTTGCAGCGAACCACTATTTACAGAAACGATACCCATAAATCCTCCTATTAGTTGTTAAGCGTCAATTCAAAGTAACAAATTTCCATAGCATCGAGCGGACGGAACCCACAACGCGTGATAACTTCATCGACTCGATTGCCTTTAATGACAGTAGGATCGACATACGATTCAATCGCGCGTGCCGTCAATAGGTCTTTGAGAACACCAATCACTCTCGATTTCCACATATCTCGGCCAATCGCATCGTTCGTGACTTTGCCACAGAACTCACGTTCCCATACATATCGTATGATTGTGCAGAAATAGTCAATCGTGCGAAGAATACGGTTCTTCGTGAGAGGATAGTACACAGGGTTCTCATACTCGTGGAAGCTGTTGATATCCTTCTCAATCACAATCACGCCGTCATCACGCTTCGACACGGGCGAATATCCGGACACAAGTAACGACTCGATTTCACGGTCTGTGAACATAGGACTCGGTTCTTCATCGAGAGGTACTTCTTGATATGTGTTACTCGACGTATATCCGCAGCACGCCATGGCACCACGAACGAACGCGCTGAATCCTTTGTTGTCTCTCCATACCTGAGGCATGATTGTACAGAAATCGGAGTTATATTCGTTGTCACCGGAGAACGGGTCAGCAGGGACCTTACAGAGGACATATCGGCGATAAAGCCCGCAATCATTACGAAGGCTCTGTACATAATCGTGGAGATAGTTATGCGACGTGCCACTCTGGTCATCGGATACAAGGACGTTCCACTGCTCGAATCGTAGTGCGTTGAGCAAATCGCCATAAGGTGCGCTATCACCATGATTGCCACCGTTTAGGTGTGCAGGATTCAAATCGAGAACCATATCAAGCGGCATTGAATGTACGAACTCGATTTCATCCATACCATATTTCTCAGCCGCAACGGCCACATCGACCCAATCGCCTTTTTCATCGTCGTATGCGAACATCTTGAGTGCAATCGAAACTTCCTTACCGTCATTCATATTCGCAGGAAGTGTGAACGTGATAGAAATCGGTGTATATTCAAGTCGGCTGACCGTTGCGAGAATCACGCCATCGCGTTTGACATAAACGTTCTCTTCATCGACAGTGAGATATACGCCGTCAACATTGACATTTGAATCATCGTCTTCCGCGAAACCATATCGAACTTTAACCGATCCGCCAAGAGCGGTCATATCGTCCGTTTGGATTCTTTCAGGAATCGCAATATCGCCGTCTTCGCCGCCAGAGAGGTTAATCGGATCGGAGACAGAAGGCGTGCCATCACGCAAACCTTCTAGACGAACCCAATCATTATCAACCCACTGCGCCCATGTTGCAACAACCTGTGAATCGACAACTGAACCATCGAGCGTTGTGCGGACATCGAGTTGCGTTCCAGATTTGCGAACGACGACAATACTCAACTCGTTACCGAGTGTACCTGGATATTGCGCCACTGCTTTCAACTCTTCGACGGTGACGATTTTATAACCGACAGACATCTCCGTCCAATCATCCGACTTGGATTTAACTGACGTACCGCTGATATTGACAATCGCTCCAAACCCACTATCGAGGTTATAAGAATGCTCACCACTCGCTTCAACGGTAATGGACAGAACGTCCTTTAACATGGTTTCTGTAATCGAGCTTCCAAAAGTGAGGGTATATCCGTGTGTTTCTGCATGAAAAGCGGCTGTAATATCGGACGCGTTTACGGTACTCTCCGAACCTGCTTTCATAACAACCTTAGTCACCGTCGGAGATGTCGGTGTAAATCCTTCCGGAACACCGACAATCACACCAGTGATCATATCGCCAGTGTTCATATACTGGAATGATACTCCGGCTCGTCCGAGTGTGGCAAGTGTGTATGCCCGTTTGCCAGAAATATGGGTGATATTTGCTTTTTCAGGAATCGTCGCAGAAGCCGTACCACTTGCAATCGAGGCTTCGACGGTACCTTCTTCCGACTGCTCCTCACGAATAATCGCTTCTGCCGCTTTGCCGCCAACAAGCGGGTTTGCAAGTACCAACTCGCGGCAATACTGAGCGAATATCTGAATGCGGTCGTCGTTATTCTGCAAACCAGAAAGCTGATATACACGGTTACGCGAATAATCATCGAGTGTAATACGTGTGATTGGCTTACCCCAACGAAGCGGCACGATATAACACAGCGTATTCTGCGGCAAATCGGTAGCAGCCAATTTGTCATCAATCAAGCGTTTGTAATAAACACCAGGACGTACTTTGTTCATGTCTGTGAAATTTCCACCTGCCATGACTACTCTCCTACAATAAAGTTCCCATCTTTGGCGCGGGCGGTTTGACTAATCTGTATCGACGCCAAAGTGTGAATGTGAATTGAACAGAATCCGATCCCTCGGCCTGACTACAACTAATATCTTTTACGAATGGTAGCCACATAAAATTGACAACCACCCATCTTTTAATCTCGCGAACACGCGCCTGCACTTTGGACAAATCTTTAAGATTTGGCATGAAATATAGGTTCAGGTCGATTGTCCCTGTGAACGAATCTGGCTGCTCACGCGCAAACAGACAATCGCCTTCCTCGAAATACCACATTTCATCTGGACTCTCCTGCCAACATCTTTCTGTGAATATCTTTGCATTTGGGAAGTCGCGACGAATCGCATCCACAAATGGCTTCATCTCGACTTCCAAACCGAAGTCATCGAACTCTGACGTTCTCATTTTACTTTAGCCCTCCCATCGACAATGATAATCGATTGGAATGATACAAGTTTGGCTGTATGGTTGTATATACCCATCGTCTCATAGGAACGGTCATCCGTAATCAGTGTGACAGGACGTTGCCTTCGATATAACCCCATCGTTGTTTTCGGAACACCACCAATCGATTGACCGGGGAACATATCCGCACCCATAATCATAGCTTTGATATGTGTACTCAAAGAATCCAACGCACGCTTCACATAATGAACCGCAGGTAATCTAGGTGTCTTTGTACCAGGCCATAACCAAAGTAGACGAGTGAGGTTTCTATATCGCATATTTCCCCACTTATCGCGTCCTGCTTTCGTGACGTTACGAGGAACTTTAATCAATTCCCGACGCTCAAAATTCCCACTCCTATCCCATGTCGGATATGTCATCACTCGGAGAAGCCTCCCGGTACTCGGCTGACGCTCCCACTGATTCTCGATATTGACTCGTCGGAGCTTCCCACCCTTTACGACGAATGGTAACTTAACCTGTAATTTGCGGCCACGTCGAGTGACATATCGTTTTTGGCCCGCCGTAACCTTATGGCCAAACTCCACAGCCCAAGCATAATGATGCAACGCTTTCGGATTAGTCCTGTTCGTGTCACGACTCTTGAACATGGAACTGTGTTCGAGCGGCGCATCCTTAACCGCCTTTACGTTAAAGGAAATCGCCGATTCTCCATGTTTTGTTACATCGACTCTCCACATAGACGGATGAGAGAGTGCCCCAGTGTTACGTGGAGCATTGGCGCAAATATCGGAAATCAGTTTTTTCTTTAGACGTTCCAACTCAGGACGGGTGAGAACTGGCGGTTTCGTAGGCACTTTCTCAGACTCAAAAACTTTGAATCCGTTTCTAGTATTGAATTTTGTCAAAGTTACAACTGCCATATCGTCATCTTACTCCCGTGGTTGCCATACGCCGCACTCGCATCGGATATGCGTCGGATAATATGCAACCTTCGTAACCAGATATTGCTCAACTTGGAGTTTCGGATACTCGACCAGATCGACGAACAGAATATCTCCCTCTTTGATATCCGCTTCAGGGTGAAAGTGGAATCGGTAGTTACCTCTCAAATTTGTATAACCGCCGTGGTCTTCAATCGCCGTCGTGTACCACGGATGCTGCGAAAAGTAGCACGGTATGGCGCGATATGTTGGCTCATCATGGCGAATCGATATGTCCCCGCCTACTTCATCGAAGACTTTTTCAGAACGGTACAAATCGACAGTCACCTCATCCATAAATATACGCTTATAGATGTTCGCAACTCGCTTCAATTTCAAATCCCGCAATCCCATATTGTTCCGCTCCGATTGGTTATAACCCGCGCCAAAGAAATATACAATAGACAATAGACGATAGAAGCTAAAACCGTTAAAAAAAAGTCGCCCAATTACAAGCACTTACAAGAAAAGGCCGTAAATTTTCAAAAATAGATCCCATTAAGTTATTAGAGAATAATGTATTTGCATATATATATTCCTATATATACAGAAAGTTTGCGACATTCAAAAATGAATTTCAAACACCACTTTCGTCTAAGTGCTTGAATTTACGTGACTTTTTTTTAAGGCGTCTATTGTCTATTGTCTATTTGTGATAATGCTGTAATTTCGTTCACCTTTCTCCCAAATCTTCCAATCGTAATGCCAAAATGCGTGAATACGCACTCATGATGTTAATTGCATCCTGAGCAATTCGATATGAAACGGCGACACTTTAATTGAACTATTGGACTCGAAGGAATCGAGGAACTCCGAAAGGCGCGATATTTTGCCATTCAGATCAGAACGTTCCGCTTTAAGTTTTGCCATAACATTTATCTCCTGAATCATAATTTTGAATGTCTGCGAATCGGCTCGAACCACGGTTCACGGTATCGTGGCATGACCCTATATCGCTCCAATAGCCTACGGTAGTTCCGCATGAACTCAACATTGGGCATATTCAACAAATTGACTTGCCCCTGAATCTTCGTATCGTCCATTTCAATCGCAGTCGGTACAGCTGCACCAATATCTGACGGAATACAGTAGTTGATATAATCGCATGCCATAGCCACCCAGAGGTTCTCGACACCGGGAGGGAGGACTCTACGATTTGTGTACATGCAGATGAAGTCAGCACATACCCGCAGTGCGAAATCGAAGTGCGTTACACTTAAATCGTCGCGTGATGTGAGTTGTTGCAACCTCAATATCAGCTCTGTTGTAATCATATCGTCCTCCTACTATCTATTAACCTGCCAATCCAAAACCAGTCGGGACAGCACGCATTACGCAGCATTTTTCCATCTGACCCGGATCGAATCTCGGGAAGAGATGCGCTTCGACAAATGTCTGAATCCTGTCGGGATCATCCATTTCTTTGCATCGAACCATGATACCAGTTTCAGAATCGAAACCGACATCATATCGGACGGCGTGCGATTTGAGCATATCGCGGAAGAGGTCGCACTCGGGGCAGACAATATCGCCAAGTTTCTCACTCGGAACCATGCAGATATTTCCGTCTTCGATATACTTCTCACTCGCTCCGGAAGTCGGGAGCAACTCGCGTTGGAATTTACCGTCGGCGAGTTTGACTGAGAGGCCCAGGTTCGAGAGCCAATCGGAAACGCGCGTCCAACGCATATTCAAGAGAAGGGCGTTAATCGCGGCGTTCTTTTCAAAGCAATGCCACGTGCGGCTGTTCATAATAAGAACCGAACCTTCTTCCGAACCATTGGCGTCTTTGTAACGTTCGCGGAGAGCTTCCAAATCGCCGATGATATCAGCAGCAGGGTCAGTCCAATCGGACGTTGCATACGTAACATTATGTGCTTCCCACTGTTTGTCGGAGTCGAAATCGGCCTGAACCATAGCCATCGTACCGTCATCACTCCTGTTACGGAAAACAAACTTGCCATATTGGAGCAACTGGGAACGGAAATACTCGGCGTTGACATACGCGCCATTCATAAGTTCGAGATAATCCTGCCATTTGTTGTCAAGAACACTCATGGCGTCGGGAACGCCGGCATATTGCTCGATATAGTTCGTCAACTCACGGACTTCGGAATTGTGGAGCATAATCGACTCACGGAATTCAGGAACCATATATTCCTCACGCGTGAGTTTGCGTGTTCCACGAATCGTGGCTTTGGAATCAGGATCACAAAGATTTAAGATAACGTCGGTACGCTTGAAACCTTTGACTCTGGAAATCTTCTCTTCGACGGTGCGAACGAACGGGAAAAGGGGCTCGAGGTCTTTTTTGAACCGCGTATTCTTCACACCACCCCAAATCGCAAGAAGATTAGCAGGGTTCCAATATCTTGATAATGCAAGTGCCATGATAATGCTCCTTAGACCTTCAGGCCGATAACAGTGTTGGAATCAAACGGTGCGGCGTCAGCACCAATCTTGAGTGCCGAACCTTTCGCGGATACAGCCACGACGACACCACTTGAAGCGACGAACGCTTTACTCGCTTTGACTGTGAGTGTGGCGTTAGAACCAGAAATGGCGACTGCTGAAATCGCGAGCGGATATGTTGCGTTTCCGATTTTGAAATCGCCGACCTGAGCGGAACTATTCCAGGAATATCCCGCGCCACCAATCGAAGCAATCGACAGAACGACCGAAAAAGTCGTACCCGCAGCGACAGAGCCCGCAGTAATCGAAGCAGGGGTTTCGCACTCGATAACATTATACCCGACAGCACCACCAGTGGCATCAACCGAACCGTCGGCAAACACAATCGTGGCAGGAAGCGTTGCTTCAATCGTTGTGACTGGGAAATAATGTTTGTTGATGTGACCGTGCGTGAGACACGAGAAGGTTGCACCGGGTTCACCAGGTTCAATCTCAACATCGCGAAGAACAATACCGTCGGCTTTTACTCCGGAAGAGTTCGACGGCCAAATCGTGCCAGAAGGCAGAATTTTACGGCCTCGATCATCGGTGATGATATTAGAATCCGAAGCGGCGCAGTACATCGTCTTGCAGGTGTAGTGCGCGTCCTGAAGCCAATACGGGTTTTCGTTGAAGACAGTAATCGTCCGCATATAACCTCCTTAAAGTAGGGATATGTGCTAAAATTTAATCTTAGCACGACTAAGACGCGCAATCGCGCCCTCGATTAGTTTCTTGTTATCGGATTGAATTTTCTCTTTATCAACAACTTTCGCATCGTTTGTCTTAGGAATCTTGAAAAGATATTGACTCTTTGAGTACAAATCACTCACGCACTTGTCAATGTCTCCACCAAATTTGCCGATATTTTCGCTCACCAATCTGGCGACGAGATCGAAATCATGCGGCTGAATATGACGCTCCGACATAGCCGATTTCATCTTCCAAATCTGCAATTCCTTGTGCAACGCTTCAACCTGTGATTGAAGTCGGCTGTCAGACTGTGATGATTTTGGCACTTCGGCACTCGGCGTTGGTGCAGGACTTGCACTCGGTGCTTGTGTAGACTCGGCACTCGGCGTTGGTGCAGGCTTTGCACTCGGTGCTTGTGTAGACTCGGCACTCGGAGTTGGTGCAGGTTTTGCACTCGGTGCTTGTGTAGACTCGGCACTCGGAGTTGGTGCAGGTTTTGCACTCGGTGTCGGTGTTGCGATAGCTTCTGTACTTGCCATAATCAATTTCTCCTATAAATATATGCGCCCTGAACTCTCTGGGCGACTGGGTGATGATATTTTGCACTTCCGAACGGTTTACTCGTGATTTCACGAATCCATATTTCGGACGGCGAAGGTAACTCTTTTAACTGTTCCATATCAGAGAATATGACCAAATCGCATTGCTGCGAGAATCGTTCATGAATATCGGCTGCGGGAGAACCTTTGTGGCAAGTAGAATCCATCTTGCCGATGTAGTAATGGTCTGCACACTGGACAGCTGAAAACGGCGGGTCACAAATCATAAGTACGCGTCCCATTTCAGGCACGATATTGATCGTCATTGCGTCCTGTCGGATAATCTCGGCACGAGTGATATAATTTTCAACCCGCTCAAACGGTTTGCATCGACTTGGTGTCGGATACCACAAGACGTTTGGACTTGGGGCACCGCCTAGCCAAAAGCGACTCCATATCAGGGAGCGTAACGCGTTTGTCGGAAGTTTCGCAATGATCTCTTTAATCTCTTCTACTTTCTCACGATAGTGCCAACCGTCACGACCCTTGCCAATACGAGGGAATAATCGCCCTTCAAAGGTATTCTCCAACTCCTCATCGGTGAATGGGCATCTTTCATAAATCGACAGAATATCGTCGAACGTTTGGTTTAGCAAATCGATATTTTCCTGCGTGGTAATTGCAGGGAGATATTCATCGTAATCATTGCAGATCAGTCTCACGCCTTCTGTGTGATGTTCGAGCCAATGCGTAACCCAACACGACCCACCATAGGCGTCGATAATCGTGTCATATCCTGCGAACATATCTGCCGAATCCTCAAAGATACTCGCCCATTGCCATTTTGAACCAACCCATTGATACGGCGGTTTTTTGTAATAATCTAATCGCATATCAGTCCTCCTACTACTATGCGCCTTCCTTTACTTGTTTACCTTCCTTTACTTGTTTGCCTGTTTGCCTGTTTGCCTGTTTGCCTGTTTGCCTGTTTGCCTGTTTGCCTGTTTGCCTGTTTGCCCGTTTGCCTCTATATATAATGTATTGAACGTAAAATATAAAAAGTATTTGACAAACGCTTGAATGTGTGCTCTAATAAGCATCATAAATAAAAGCACGGCCAAGTGCTTTGTTTCTATACATTGAATTGGAGAGGTTTGTAATGAAACTCATAGTTTTCGACGTTGAATCCATGATGCACTTATTTGTGTTATCGGTATTGGAAATTGGTAAGGATGCGCCACAATCCTTCACCACACCGAATGACGCGTATGACTATATATGCTCTACTCGTGGTGCATTGTGGGTTGGGTATAACTCGAACGCATACGACGACTATCTTATTGATATGATAATCAAGACAGAAGGTAAATGTACTCCTGAAGAACTTAGAGAGTTGTCGGACGATATCATCAATCGTGAAAAGAAACTGCCGTGGAAATCGTTTCTTAGCTACGACGTGTTCGACCCTATTGAAGTCGGGATGCGCTCACTCAAAATGTACTGCGGCTCGATGGGGGACTCGACGTATGACTCGCCGTATTCCTTCATGGAAGATAGGTTCTACAACGAAAACGAAATAAAGTCAATCGTCGCATATTGCGAGCAGGACGTAATCTATACGGCACAGATATTTGAGCGTGAGAGACCGTTCTTCGATGCGTCTTTTGCGCGAATCGGGATTATGGAAGATGCGGGATATGAGGTTTCGGACAAGGAAGTGAATCGGTTTGCGTGTTGCCGAGCGGCCTCGTTCGCACGTGCCGTGTTTGAAAAGCTCAGTCCGAATCGTGATGAAACGGACGACTTCCGAACGACAATCAAATTCATTGCCCCGTATGCAAATTCATCATTTGAGGAAGTCCGACGCGCTTTTGACTTTTACCATGCAATCGTAGAGGGAGCGGATGAAGATACTCCGGATGCGCAATTCTACAAAGCGTTCGTGACTCCGAATTTTGAAGACTTCCAAGAAGGCCTGACGTTATCACTCGGTTTTGGTGGGATACATGGTGCTTTGGACGGATATTTGTTCGACAAAGAAATCAACAAAGGTAAGTGCGTACTCTATGGTGATGTCACTTCGATGTATCCGACATTTATGATCAATCACGATCTATATCCGCATACCTTTACAGAAGAATCCAGAGAGCTTTACGAAATGGCTTACAAAGGCCGAATCCACTACAAGGCGAGCGGTGATATTGCCAAATCAGCGGCTTGTAAACGTATTCTCAACTCGCTTACGGGTATGCTCAAAGACCCTTATGCGAAGTTCCGCGCTCCGTGGGCAAACAACTCAATCACGATAAACGGCCAATTATCGCTACTCGATCTCGCTTGCCGACTCAAGGAAACAGGGTTCTTCAAAATCATTCAGGTGAATACCGATGGTATCATGGTAGAAGCGGATGATTGCGATGAATCGCGCAAGATATTCCGCACACTTTTGAATGATTGGGAAGGTGAATATAAGTGTTCAATCAAGATGAAGGAAGTAGAAAGACTCATTCAAACCGACGTGAACAATTATGCAATGCTAGAAATCGGAGAGTCGGAATATACGCGCAAAGGAGCTGCATATAACTTCAACGAAATCTATTTCAGAGACAAGGTTATCGTAAAGCGTTTACTCCCAGACGCGATATTTGGTAACATGATTCAACTCGAACCGATAGTAGATATGGTGAATCACGCGTTGGATAGCAGTGAGGGTATCGAAGACTTTTTCATCCTAATCAAAGTGACCGACACATTCCCATATCTAAAGGAAGAAATATCTGGCCGCTTGATCGAATCAAGATGTGTGCGCTGTATCGCGGCAAAAGGGGACGATATATCACGCTCAATCGCGGATGAAGAAGCACTCGAATATGTCCACTACATCAAGGTGCGTGGGAATAAGGAACAATCGGCAGCAGTATCGTTATTCCCTGATATAGCAATCGAACTTCCTGCCGAAATGTCGTTATATGACCAAACTTCTCTGAAATACTTAATCGACGTGGATTATTATGCACGACTGATTCAAAAGGCCGTGTGGAATTTCTACAACTACTCGGAACCGAAGGTTCGGAAGCCGAGGAAATTAACAACTCGTCAAAAGGAGGACTAACCATGACGAAACAAGACCTTAATCAAATTTTAGCAACCTCAGAAGTAACTGTAATGTTGCAATCAACACAGGCTGTCTTGGGACGGGCTGCGGATGATCTGGATTACGACGTTATGAATGCGATATATGAAGTCCGTGAATCCATTGAAAAAGCACTGGATTTAATCGATGAATACAGAGACAGAATGTCTCCGATAATCGTCGCCGCATGTGAAGAGGAGAAATCGAAATGCTAGAGAGAGGTAAACCGAATAAGGTAGTCAAGAAAACCATATCTGTGAGACTCGATCCAGACCGTTCGGCTTTGGCCGAATATATGAGTTTGTCGCAGGAAGCGGCGTTAAGGAACTCCTTGCGCTCGATAATTAAACATGTGTTATGTGAAATCGGGGAGAAACAGAAATGATAAAAGTGTATCAAGTGCGTATTCCGGCTGAACTCATACAGCCATACAATGATTTCAGTGCCAAAGAACAGAAAGCAATCCGCGAAAAGATTGAAGAAATGTTCATGGATGAATTTGATATGTGTGCAGAACTCGGAGATGACTATGCCGCACTCAAGTTCGAGAATAAGTGAAGAAAGACTTCAGCAAGAGATAATCCTATGGTGGGAAGCGAACTGCGAACAGTGGGGAGCAGGACCGTGGGAACTCGCACACATCCCAAATGGACTTATATCGGGTCAATCAATCCGATATGTCAAAGCACTCGGGGTCAGGCCTGGGTATCCAGACCTGATGATCCCAATCCCAAGTTTCGGTTATCACGGCCTTTTCATAGAACTGAAAAGGCCAGAATCTAACAAAACGCGTTTATTGTCCAATTCACAGAGGCGCATAATCGCGCGTCTAAATGAACGCGGATATCGTACCATAGTTGTCAATTCACTCGACGATGCAATTATGGAAATCACAGCCTATATGGAGGGGTGTTAATTATGTCGAAATCATTTACAATCAACAATGTTTCATTGAAGTTCGTCAATTTTGCAGAACCGCGTTTCGACGAAATGCGCAAAGAGGATATGTACTCGTGCGTGTTGCAAATCCCGAATACCGATGAAAACTTCAATCTCCTTCAGGCAGAACTTGATGACGCAATCGAATATGCACGCACTCATAAAGCTGCGGAAGTTGCGGAATCGGAACCATACATCCCTGATCTTGGCGCGTATGTGTCGAAGGACTATCAAACAATCGACCTCAACATTAACAGCAAGCGTCCGCCTGTCGTTTACGATGCGTATGGCGACGTAATCGAAAAACCGACGATGAAGCGAATCAAAGACGCCGAGGTTCAGTTGTTCTGCTATGTATGGGTTAAACCGAAACTCAAAACAAAGTGGGGTGTCATGTTCACAATGGACGCGCTATGTGTCCATGATGATCCTGACTCAATCAAGGATCGTGAGGATGACAAGTTACCGAAACTCACATTCAAGAAAAAGAAAGCAAGCAAGTAAGTAATTAAAAGAAAACCCCGCCAATTTGACGGGGTTTCTTCGTTTCATTCAAAATCGGAGGTTCGACAATGAATTTTTGGCACTGTTATGTAAAGCACAATCCAGACGCTTTGTCAAACATATTGAAGCTCGCAGACAGGGCGTATCGAATCGGATACCCATTCATGTCAGATGAAGAGTTCGATGAAATAGCAGACGGCGAGGAAATACCAATCGACGATAATCCAACGGATGGAGATGAGGTGTATTACGAAACACCGATGAAATCGCAACAGAAGACATATCGGTTCGACGACGTAAAACCATTCAGACAGAATATGTGTGTAGCTTCACTCAAACTCGATGGGTTCGCTATAAATCTTGAATACAGGCACGGTGTGTTGGTGAATGCGTCTACTCGCGGAAAGGGCACGTATGGGATATGTTGCTTGAATCACGTTCTGGCAGGGTTCTGTGATGTTCCAGTAGTTCTGCCTATGGACTCAATCGCCGCAACATATACTCGCCTACATGTACGTGGTGAAATGATAATCCCAAATCGTTTTGCCGACG